ATGCGTACACGAATGTTGCGGCGGGCGACCACTTTATAGACGTGAAGTATCGCAAGGACAGCAGTCAGAGTTCAAACAACGACAGTTTACAATTCACGGTTGAGATAATGGAGGATTGACAATATGCACAAATTTAACACGTTAAAGTACGGGGGGGGGCAGTAACTCTACTGCCTCAGCATGTTGCACAAAGGATGGTGCGGCATGTTTCTAAGCGGAATGGTTGGAACGGCGTCGAGCGGTACGGAGAAGAAGTACAAGATAACGGATACCAGAAACAGCAATATTCAGGGAAGTGCATATCCCGGACAGTATGTAAGCGGGAAAGGCTACACTGCCGAGAATTATCATATTCGTGGCGATCTCAGCGGGAACGAAGTTCCGTTCGAGAGTGGTGTAGCGAACGGAATTGCCACACGGGCAATTCCTGGGAAGCTACTTACTTTTTATTTTATCATGCCCGCGGAGGATGTAACCATCTCTTAACGGAGGTGGCGGCATGATTCTTACTGGCAGAGTTGATGAGCCGAAAAAGGCTGAAAACCCTAAATGGGTGAAAGTGAAGGTGCAGTAAGATGGCGGGAGTTAAACTGGAAACATACAGAGTTTCTATCCCGTATGATGGGGAGCTTCAAGAAGGATTAGTATTACTTGGCTATGTCTGGCTTGAGGTCAATTATGGCGTTGTATGCTCGTGTTTTCATGATGGAAAATGGGAGAATTTAAGCAATGCGGGTTCTACAGCCGCTGTGTTTTCAAACATTAGCCTGGCAAATGGAATACTTTCGTTCGACATCGGTTCAGGAGGATTAGAATTGTATGTATCTGTATTTCAAACTGACGGACTTCCAACAAATTAAAAGGGGATAACTATGTATCCAAACAGCATTTACATCAAGCACTGGCGTTCGGTGCAGACCGGCGTGCCGGAGCTGATGGGGCTGTAAAACATACGCGTAAAGAGAAAGCACCCTATAAAAGGGTGCTTTTCTTATTTTTCTGAATGACAAGAGTGCCACATTTTTTGACTACCCCAAATATAGAGGTAACACGATTGCGAGTAATATGACCAAAACGAAGAGAACGATGAGAACAGCATTTTTATTTTTTTCAATCTTACTATCTACCTTCTCAAAGATACTTAACTCGATTTTTTTCTTCAGATTATATACTTTTGTATGATCTGAATTCGGATTTTGTTTTATAAAAGGATTTCTCTGCAGATGTTGAAGTTCTTCTTGTCGGGCCTTTTCAGATAGTATGGCTTTCTCTTTGGCGCGTTGAATCTCAATTTTTTTATAATTATCTTCTAGTTCAGCATTGTACTCAGAGAGATGTTTTCCCAGATTTTTGACATTATTCAAGTCGAACAATGCTTTCAAGGGAACCCTGCAGCAGGGACAATTCGCAACCGAATTCATAACAATTTTTCCACATCCGCAAATAACAAATCCATTTTCATGACAAGGCAAATAGTTATGCTGCTGTGTGGGGCTGATGTAACTTAAATCTCGGCTATACTGGCTTGCTAATTCTCCTAAAGAAGAAATTGGTAGTTGATCATATTTCGCTAACTCATATGCTTGCCTATATTTGTTTTCCCAGACTGTGTTGTCAGAGAACACTATTTGCTCAGGAGTGATGCGAATATTTCTGGTTTCATTATCCGGCAGTAGTATAGCTGTCCTGTCTCCAAACAACGTATATGGTTGTATCGAAATATCCAGATAAGAAAATTTGTCCACTCCAGTTAATTCTCTATTCAGAACATCAAAACACTTGACGGAAACAAACATCGCCTTTATGTTCTGTTCAGATAGATTTTCAAATTTGCATTGAACCAGGATACTGTTGTCTACATTGTTCTTTGTTAAAGCATGAGCCTGCAGTAGTACAGGACAATCATGCGCCCAGAACACACGCTTTTCATGTTGTATAACCGTATATTTTTCAGACATATCATTCACCTCTAGTGATGCTTATATCGAAGGCAAATCATCATCTACCGAGCTGCTCTGCTTTTGCGATAATGTGATAGGTTGAATCGCACCATTGGTATTATCTTTGATGTCCTGCAAAAGTTGGATGATTTCACCAACAGCATAGATGCCAAAACTGAAAACAACAGTTACTGCTATAAACAAGATGCTCAAGACTTCATAGGTATCATACATTGAACAAGCAAAAATAATACCAACAACCGCGTTGACTATTGCATACACCCACATGATTACAGCAACAGTGTTAGAACTTCTGTTTTTCATACATTACTCCTTTACCGGGAACATGGTAACGACATTATCTGTGTAACCGCCGACGAGTATCGGGTGAGTCCACTTCAGAATCAGCTTTCTCTGTTCTGGCTCGCTCTTTGGGCCAGTCCAATAGTGATGCCAGTGGCCTCGACGAGTATGCGGGCGTTTATGACTTCCCTGCTTCGATTCATCAGCCGAATGGTTTGATTGCGGAGCACTGGATTCCTGTTCGGCGCGGCGCAGCGTGTGACCAATCACAACACCGACGTCCTTCATGTCTATCTCGCGGAATTTATCTTTAATCGGCTGACCCGGCTGGCGAGGCCGATAAATTCCCTTCTGTTTAGGATTTTCTCGGATATCCGCTTGGTCACTGCAGACATACAGATATAACTGCATAGCGCGGAGCACCACACGGACACTTTCGTCAATGTGAATGTTGTTCAACTGAAATTTGGCGAAAGTGTGATATTTTGCGGTTGTGGCTACGGTATCATAAATACACTCATAAACCGTAGGCTTCGTCAGCTCTAACATGAACGTTTTGGTATGTTCCATGTCATCTGAAAAAGGTTGGACGCGGAACTCTCTAACGTGTGAATTCGCGTCTTCTTCTATCCAAGCCATAAACTTGAGAGGCAGCGAATTTCCGGGAATCGGCTTATCGGTCTGAATATACACGCACGGATAAGGCGGTCTCAGCAGAATTTCTGTGGGGATTTTGTCATCTTCTGTTATAGCATCGGCTTGAGCGACCAACTCTTGCGCAAGAGTATGGTCGAAGTTGTAGATAACCTTATGCTTTCGCCAAATGTATAATCCCGTCAGTTCACTGGCGAGACGAGCACGTCCGTCTTTTTCCAAATGACACTTTACTCGCAGATATTCATATGCTGCGCCTATTGGGAGGTCGCACACATCGCTTACTCCCATTTCTTCGTGAGACTCTCTGCACAACACGTCTAACGTGTCGAAGCAGCCGGGAGCCATCTCGCTCCACTTTCTGCATAACTTGAGCGGAGTTTCGTTCTCTGTCACTGGTCTCACACCTTCATTTCTTTATTGTATAAATTATACAATAGAATCCACCTAACGTCAATAAATTTTGCAAAGAAAGGAGGCTCGCCATGAGCGTGATGCGTAATGACCGGCCTTAATAATTTTATAAATCTATTTGGGCAAGTCACCCTTTCTACCGTCGTCGAGTTAGTTCTCGCCGGCGTTTTTCTTTATCTGATCTACAAAAAGGTCAGAGATTTTCTCATTGAACGCTACGAGGCTGAAAAAGCCCGCGACCAGCGAATCAATGAAGCACTCGACGCTGTGCATAAATACCCTGAGTACCGCGCCCAGAGCATCAAGATACAGCAAACGCTGGAAAACGAGATACAGACTATCCGCAAAACAATGGAGCGCTACCAAGCCAGACTGGACTCAGTAGAAGAAACCAACAAACGCCGCGAGTGTAACAAGCTCCGCGACAGGCTTCTTCAGAGTTACCGTTACTACACAAACGAAGAAACCAACCCCAGTAAGTCATGGACACAGATGGAGGCTGAAGCCTTCTGGGGATTGTTCCGCGATTATGAAGAGGCCGGCGGCAACGGATATATGCACTCAGTAGTTCAGCCAGCGATGACCGAACTGATTGTAAGGGAATGTCCGAACTCATCGGGAAAGGAGGCGTAACGCATGGAATACTACTCCTCTGTCTTTACATTTGACGATTGGTATCTTGACAAGCCTGTTGGAACGATTGCTCAGCAGTATGACCATCTCTCCCGCTCGCTTCTGGTGGCGGGCAATCTGCCGGACGGTTACATCTGGCACATGCTTGTGCAACGCGGTGACAATTTTAACATCGTGTTGATGGAACCCATCGAAGATACTGCCTCGGCTGTGGCTGACCTTCCGGAAGAGGACGGCGAGCCAGAGAAGAAACCTAAGCTGATCGGCGCAGTTCTCGAACGCGGCTGGGTCGGCGAATCGGGCAAATACTCTGTTCAGCTCCGCGGCGTCAAAGGCGAAGAAGTTCGTCATACCAATCTCATTACCATTCGTATTCCGAAGTCGATGGCCGGAGAAGCACAGTGGCCGGAGGTTCCATCTGAGTTTACCCAGATTGAGCATCGTGTAAACGAGACCTATGAGAAGGTTAAGAACACGGCTGCCGAGGCTGAAAAAGCCAAGAACGCCATCGAAAACATGGGCGCGACGGCCAAATCGGTAGAGCCTGACGAGGAAGCCTCTGTTGAAAAGACTGTCGATGAAAACGGCAATATATCACTGAACTTCTCTATTCCTAAAGGCGAGAAGGGCGACCCGGGCGATGTTGTTGCACATGAGGGCTTATACGGCTTTGAAGTCAATCCTGACGGATATCTCGAACTGCATTATGCAGACAACACAGCTGCGCCCAATCTTTCCATCAATGAAGATGGTTATCTTGTGGCGGAAATTTGAGGGGGTGAACGCGCATGGCGAAACTTATTCTTGGTAAAGTAGTTGGCCCAGAGGGCAAAGCTGCAACCGTCGAGGTTGAATCGACTGAAACTGTGGCGGCGGGCTCCCCTGCTCTGGTTGAAAATGTCGGCACTGCAAATGAAGCAAAGCTGAAGTTTTCCATCCCGCAGGGTGAAAAGGGAGAGACCGGCGCAACGCCGAATCTTTCCTTCGAGGTAAAAGCTCTCGAGCCTACGGATGCTCCGACCGTTTCTGTCAGCGGAGACGCAGAGAATCCGCATCTGGTAATCAGCCTTCCTCGCGGCGAGACCGGCGAAGATGGACAGGCTGCTTATCTGACCATCGGCACGGTAACTACGCTGGCTCCTGACGAGCAGGCGACGGCCGATATTACCGGTGAAGCACCGAACTATGTTCTGAACCTTGGAATTCCACGCGGTCAGGGCATTGCTTCGGCTGACGATCTGGTTGAAGTTAACGGCTTCTAATAAAGTAGATTCGGGCGCTCTCGGGCGTCCTTTTCTAATATTTTCACACTTTTCACATCATGATGGCCGCTAAGTGCGGCAAGAAAGGAAGAAAACACTATGGCAACTAAACTTGTATTTTGCGGTAAGAAGGTAAACCTGCCTGCAGTTCGTGAGCAGGCATTCTATCTGACCACTGATACCCATGAGGTATACTTCGGCCAGAACCTGTACACCGAGCCGGTACGCTTTGTACCCGAGCGTGAGACCACCCCGGCACAGGGCGTTCTGTACATTCTGCCCTCCGGCCTTGGTGAGGTTTACGACGGCTCTGCATGGAAGACCGTCATCAAGCCGACCGTTACCACGATTGAGGCTGGCGTAACTGACGAGCAGATTGCAACCGCTAAGGCTGTAAAGGACTACGTTGACAACCTTGTTACCGGCGGCATCGGCGCTCTGGGCGCACTGGCTAAGAAGGACGAGGTCACCGAGACCGAGCTCGGCGACGCACTGAAGAAGAAGATCAACGACGCTGCTGCTCAGGCTTCTACTCTGGTTGGCGAGGACGCTTCCAAGTCCGCTCGTGCAATCGCAGCTGAGGAGGTTGCAAAGATTGTTGACGGCGCTGACTCCTCTTTCGACACCCTGAAGGAGATCGCTGACTGGATTTCCGGCCACAAGACCGACGCTGCTTCCATGAACTCCGCTATCAAGGCTCTGGAGGCTATCGTTAAGGGTATCGGCGGCGAAGGCGAGCCGGCTACCGTTGTTGCATACGTTACCGCAGCTATCGACGCTCTGAAGATCGGCGACTACGCAAAGGCTGCTGACCTGACTGCAGCTGTTGCCCGCATTGCTGACCTTGAGTCCAAGGTTGGCGTTCTGAACGGCGGCGCTGACGTTGCTGGTTCTGTTGCTAAGGCTCTGGCTGACGCTAAGGCTTATGCTGATGGTCTGGCTAAGAACTATGACGCAAAGGGTGCTGCTGATACCGCTCTGGCTTCCGCTAAGACCTACGCTGACGGCAAGGCTGCAACTGCTGAGACCAACGCTAAGACTTACGCCGATGGTCTGGCTGTAAACTACGATGCTAAGGGCTCTGCTACAACCGCTGAGACCAATGCTAAGGCTTACGCTGATGGTCTGAACACCACTATGGACGGCCGTGTTACTGCTGTTGAGACCGCTCTGGAAGTTGGCACGTTCTGATCGCCCCTGTTGTTTATCCGCCCCGCTTCTCGCGGGGCTATTCTTTATAAAGGAGGGGGTGCGAAATGGGCTATTACTTCCGAACCTATGAGACGGTGCTCAGCAAGGCTCAGAATACGACCACTGTGCCGATTGTGCCGGGACGTTATCTGATCTGCACGGACACCGGCGATGTCTTCTACGACACCAAGGATAAGGTTCGCAAGCACCTGACCGACATCATTGATGTAGCTACCGAGTCGGCTCGACAAGCAATTCTTGCGCCGATGGAGCGTTTCTACTTCGTGAAAGAAACGGCTCACCTGTGGCGTTATACCGGCGGGGCATGGGTTGACCTCACCCCCGGTTATGAGACAGAGGCGGTGTTTACTACCCTGTCGGCGGCTGCTTGGAGCAATAAGACGCAAGCTCTGACGATTAAAGGATTGGCTGCCAGCCAGAACGGCGTTATCAGTCTGACGCAGAATATCTCGGCGGCCGCTTTGAAAGCTGCTAAGAAAGCATCTCTGCGTGCTACCGGTCAGGCTGCAAATTCGCTGACGATGACTGCGGATGGCACTGTTCCGACCGTAGACATCCCTGTTGTGGTTATCCTGATGAGCACAGCATCTTAAAAGATAAGCCGGGGCTCCCCGGCTTTTTCTTTACCAATTTTCAATAAAACGCGAAAGGAGCTGTCATGGCTCGCAAAAAAAGAAAGAAGCGTAAGCTCGAGTTCTCCAAGCTGATTCTGGTCTTTGAGACCGTACTCGTGGCTTATGTGTCGCACAGGGTTCTCGGTTTTGTCGGACGGGCGATTGAGTTGAACTACACAGGATCTCTCCCCTATCTGACGACCTTTATCTCCGCTGTCTGGGCGGCATATGGTACGAGCGTCAGCTTCTATCAGAGCAAAAGCGGCAAGGAGAACATTAAAAAAATTGAGATCGCGCCGCCAGTTTCTTATACAGATACCGACTTCGGATATGAGAACGACGACCGCGATTGCTGATAACTTTTAAGTATATTTTATGCCCGAAAGGAGGCAATTATGGATACTAACCAGATTGTACAGCTCATTGTGGCTATTCTTACCGGTCTGGCAACCTGCATCCCGCTTGCTGTAAAGCTGGTGGAGTATGTTAAGACCGCGACCAAGGAAAAGAACTGGGCGAACCTGCTCGGCCTCGTTATGTCCCTGATGGAACAGGCAGAGAAGAAGTTCGACGACGGCGCGACCAGAAAAGAATGGGTCATGGCGATGGTCAAGGCTTCGGCTGACTACATCAATTACCCTGTAGACGAGGATACGCTGTCCAAGATGATCGACAGTCTTTGTGATATGTCCAAGGTTGTAAATGGCACGACCGAACAGGAGGTAGAGACCGTATGAAGACCCAGTATGGCTTTACACTCATGACGATTGGCGAGTTTGAGACTTGGCTGACCCAGCAGAAGGTTACTCGCAGGATCACCGTAATTCAGGAGCATCACACTTGGTCTCCCTGCTATAAGCAGTTCAACGGCTCGAACCACCTCCAACTGCAGAAAAATATGCGCGACTATCATGTCAACAGCGCAGGCTACGCAGACATCGCACAGAACTTCACGGTATTCCCTGATGGTATGATCTGCACTGGTCGTTCGATGAACGTCGCACCGGCCGGTTGTCGTGGAGCAAACACGAACGGCATCTGCATTGAGAACCTTGGCAACTTTGACGTTGGTGGCGACAAGATGAATACCGCCCAGAAGGACACGATTGTCCGAATGGCGGCGGCGCTACTGAAGAAGTTCAAGCTCTCGCCGGAGACCGGTATCACCTATCATGCGTGGTGGACGGATAGCGGCAAGTTGCTGGGAACTTACATCTCAAGCCGTTCTTGTAAGACCTGCCCGGGCACCGCTTTCTTCGGCGGCAACACCCGCGCAAGTTACGACAAGAACTTGAAGCCGCTGATCGTGAAGGCTATGAATGGCACTTATAACGTGCCGGTAAAGGAGGAAGAAGAAGTGACTCAGGAACAGTTTAACAAGATGATGGATACTTATCTGGCCGGCTTGGCTAAGCAGCAGCCGAGCTCTTGGTCTGAGACTGCTCGTAAGTGGGCTGAAGGCATCGGCCTGATTAAGGGCGACGATAAGGGCAACAAGAACTACAAGAGCTTCTGCACAAGAGAGCAGATGGTTCAGTTCTTGTACCGGTTCAAGGATATGAAGTAAAGGCTTGACGAAAGTCGAAAGGAGGAGGATAATATGACCATCTTAGAAGATGGAGCGTGGTTAGGTGTGAGTGCCGTAATCGGTGTTTGTGGAGAGAATTTTTGTTCGTTGCTGGGAGATACAAGAAGGACTGTGAATACATCCGGCGATTTGTATTCTTTCCATGACGATAATACTTCAAAAGTATTCAAAATAAATAAAAATCTCATATATGGTGTAACCGGACTGGTAGCAAAAACCGAGACCTTGCTGACTCCTCTTTCGACGATTAAGGATTTGTCAAAGGCTACAATAGACGATGCTTACAATGCTGTGCTGGCTGATTTTGAAGCTAAGAAGTATACCATGCCCAAAGCTCGCAATTACATCATCGGTGGTCGTGACCTGCTCGGCCATTTTACATTGATATATATTCACTGCAATTTTGACAGTTATAAACCGGAGACTCAAGTATTCAAACCAAGCGCCAATCAGTTTGGTGTTGCCTGTGCTTTGCCTGAGAGGTTACATGACAAGATTGATAAGTATATCGAGATGGTCGAGGCAGCTCTTTCAAGCTGTCATACGCACGGTGAAATGCTTAACAAGGTCGCGAGGATTATTGGGAAAATCGCAGACATTGATGATACGGTGAATCACGACATTCAAGCAGTCAATATCTTTTAACTTATGGGGCGCAAACGCGCCCCATTTTTTACGAATTCTGAACAAAAACAGAAAGAACCGGGCTCTTTTATAACTCGGTTCTTTATTATGTATATATAGTTTCGTTCATGTTTATTTGCTTGTAATGTTGCGCATATTCTGCTAATCGGTGCACTGATCCATCGTTGGATTAGCCTCGTGCGTGCCAACGGTAATGCTGTCCAGCGCACAGTAAGAAGCGGTCGGACAATGGTTTGCGCACTGCTCCACCGTACAGTGAATGGACTTGTTGCAGCGATCGTTACTCATAGAGAATGACCTCCTTTTGTGATTTCGGTAATATTATCTCACTCGTTTCCACAAATTATACTTTGGAATTGCGGAAATGCTTTCCGTTGTGCTATACTAAAACAAAAAACATTACAATAAAGGTTGTGACATTCATGCAAAAGGGAGATTCCGCGAAGCTCAAGCTGCTGCTGGCAGGCATTTCAGCACGGCTGACCAAAAACCGCGATTTTTTTGTGCAGGCAGACTGCACCCTGGTTTCCGGCAAAAAGAAATTTGACGCAAAGCTGTCCCGCGCGGACGAGGACTACACGCTGCATTTTCAGGGCAGCGACCGCCGCGTAGACGCGGCTGAATTCTGCGCCTTCTTTGCCGAACAGGCTGAGAAATACGACGAGAGCGTGCTCACCTATACCGAGCGCAGCACGGTCGTTACGCTGTCCGTGACGGCACGCGGCGTACAGATGAAGCAGGCCGAGCGCGAAGCGACCGCCGAGGAAAAGGCGGCTGCCGCTAATCCGCTGCTCGACAGCGGCCGGCAGTACCTCATCCGCGTCGATCAGGCGGCGGCGCTGCTGCGCGAGATCGGCATCCTGACCGCAGACGGCAAGCTGAAAAACGACATGATCCGCAAGTACAATCAGATCGACCACTACGTTGAGCTGGTTGCGCCCATGTTTGAGCAGGACGACAGCGATGAAATTGTGCTGCTGGACTGCGCCTGCGGCAAATCCTACCTCAGCTTTGTCATGAATTACTACATCCACGAGGTACTGCATCGCCGCTGCCGTGTCATCGGCGTGGACATCAAGGAGCACGTTATTGACGAGAGCCGTACAATGGCCAAGCGTCTCGGCTATCACAATATGACGTTCATCTGCGCCGATCTGCGGACGTACCAGCCGCCGAAAAACGTCACCGCTGTGATTTCGCTGCACGCGTGCGACATTGCGACCGATCTGGCTCTTGGCCCAAGGCGAAATACATCGCGTGCGTGCCGTGCTGCCACAAGGAGCTGCTCGATCAGTACACCATGCCCGGACTCGAGCCGCTGACCAAATTCGGCGTATTCAAGGCGCGCTTCAACGATGTGCTGACCGACAGCATGCGTGCGCTCAAGCTGGAAGCCGAAGGCTACAAGGTTTCTGTCGTTGAGTATATTTCGCCGCTCGATACCCCGAAGAACCTGCTCATCCGCGCAACGCGCACCGGCAAGGTGAACAACCGCGCGAAAGCCGAGTACGACGCCGTGCGCCGCACGCTCGGCACGACCTCGGAGCTTGACCGCCGATGCGCGGAACTCGACAACGAGTTTTTCGTCACCGATGAGGACTTGATGGGTTAATTCCCCTGTTTGCGTTTTCCATGTGCATTTCAGACAATCTGCCGGATACGCTCTTGCTCTTTGAGCAAATCTGCATTACAATTTTTGTATGCTCTCACGGAGGTAATACCTGTGAAACCACCCGACAAAGGCCTGCTGCTCTCGTCGCGTGTGGACTTTACCATTCCATCTCCGTTTGCGCGGGAGCACCTGTATTACCTTATCCAATACAGACGCTACCAATGCGTGCCCGGCTATAAGGTCAAGCGGGATTTTCTGGATATGTACCTGTGCGCAGCCATAAGGCCGGAGGCGTCTGGATGGACGTATAAAGCAGCCCCATCCCTCTTTGACGGAAGTCCCCCTGTATTGAAGGTACAGAGGGACTTCTTACTGTAACACCCCGGAAAATCTCCGAATAGATTGATACTGAAGTTGCTTCAATATGTAATTCTTAAAAACCCCAGCTATATCTAACGATTTTTGCATTAAAAATCACAGGTGACACACCAAGTGACACACGAAAAGAAAAAGGGAGGGCGCGAAGCCCTCCTTTTTCAGTGCCGAACAACATACCGATAATATGCCGCTTCCTTATTCTTCACTGCGTCCTTGTCTTCGAGCCAGAACGCACAAGCAGCGTCAACATAGTAATCAATGTTGCGGATGCCGTGTTTCTCGTTGACCTTGCAAAAGTCGGAGTAAACAGCGTTCATTGCCACCCAGAATTCTACCGGGTCGTAATTCAAGTTGTGCTGCTGCATTACCTGCTTGCACTGTTCAAACGTCCAGTGCGGGCCAGTCGTGCCGTCAGCGTTCTGCATGTTGTGCAGCCATTCGTCCGCCATGTCCTTAGTCATACGTCCGGTGTGCGTGCTGGACGCATAGCCCATAGTGCGCTCAGAACCGTGCGTCTTGTCACCTACATAAGAAGTATCCCCCATGTAAGCATCATCGTCACGAAAGCCGATAGGGCGCATCTCGTCCTCGTAATCGGGGTACTCGTCATACTCCGGATATTCCATGTTGCTTTTCGGTGCAAAGCGTCCGTCAGAATAGCGGCGATAATTCCGCATCTCCGGTTCGCCGCCGTGAATACGCTCGTCATAGTAACCGTAAGGCTCAATATGATTGTACCGATACCGCACGCCGTAATGCTGGCGATCTTCGGGGTACGTCTTGCGGATTCTCCATTCCTCCGGCGAAGCATTCTCTCGGCGGGTGTGCTGCATCAACAGCATTCGGGTTCCTCGTTTCATGATGATACCCCCTTACGCCGTCGGCGCTGTGCCGTTAATAGACCGCAGCGTGTCAGAATGAGAGCAGCAGGAATTACCGAGCATTCGGAAACTGCCGCCGCTGGACGAAGTGACCACCCGGCAAAGGTACTTGTGACGGGTGTCCAGATTAAACACTGTCGCCTGTGCGCCGTTGCATTTCAGCAGCGGATACGTTACCGTTCCGTCGCCGATTGTGATTACTACCGGTGCGCCGATGATCGTTGTGCTCGGAATGTTCTGAGCGATTACGATTCCGTATACGCAGCCGTTCTGGTAATCTCCCGCCGGAATGTTCACCGTCAGCACGCCGCTTGCGTAAGTCACGCCCTGTGAGATACGCAGGTTCGGACACAGTTTTTGTACAGGCTTGCAAGCCATAATCAAAACCTCCTATCAAAGCCGGGGGAATGTCCCCCGGCTGAACGTATCTCTCACATGCCGCAGCAGGTGTTGCAGCCGCAGCCGGAAAACTGGTAAGGTGCCGGAACCGGGAACGCCGGTACCGGAGCCGGACGCAGAGCGTTTACAAGGTAGTTGTTCTGCGCCTCCTGAGAAGCCGCGAACTTCAAGGTCTGGTTCTCCGTCTGGAGCGCCGCGATCTTCTCTGCCTGACGTGCAGTTTCCATCTGGTCAATCCGCGCAATGATACGGTCAGTGTCGTTGTGGGTAGACTGGATGATATCACGCGCATTAGTAGCAGCGTTGTAATTGGTGTCGCAGAAACCGCGTTCTACCTGACGCTGCGTATCGCAGCAGCAAGAAGCCATCTGCGTGCCCAGAGCAGTAAGGCCAGCAGTTACGCCGTTAAAGCCAGTGTTCATGTTCTGGTTTACGCCGTTGATAAGCTGTGCGTTCTGGTAGCCGAGCTGGCAAACCGAATTGTCCACGCCGTGGAAGCCGTTAGAAACCGCGCTGCCGAGCGTGTTGAAACCGGTAAGCATCCCGTTGTTCATGCTGTAAAAGCCGTTGCACAATCCGTCCTGAATGCCGAGAACGGAACGGGACAGGTTGTTGAAGTTGAACTCACTGCACAGATCGGAGCGAGTAACCGCGCCCTGATACCCTGCGCCGTTCGCACCGTTGCCGCCGTTGTTGCCCCAGCCCCAGCCGTTGCCGCCGAAAATCAGTGCAATAATCAGAAATGCGAAAATCCACGAGCCATCGCCGCCCCACATACCGGAGCCGTTGTTGCTACCGTTGCTGTCCTGACCCAGTGCATAGCCCAGAGCCATCGAATCGTCACTCATAGTGTAATTCTCCTTTTCAGTTATATTTGATCGGAACCGTACGCTTTCCGAACATGACAAATTCACGTCGGATTTTCATCAAGATTCCGTAACTGAAAAGGGAACCGTAAAAAATCGTCTGTTTTTTTACAGTTTCGTATTTACTTGATCTTCATGCCGAACTGCTGTGCAAACTGATCGAGGTCGATTCCTCGTTCCTTTGCAATGTTCATCGCCATCTGCCGCAGCGCGTCCGGGCTTTTGCCCTGCATGGATTTCATTAGGGTGCTCACCATGGGATTATTGCCGGTCATTTGGTTCAGCATCATCATGGGATTTCCGCCGTTCCTCATAAGCTGCAACACCTGCATCATCGGATTATTTACCATCGTTTGCACCTCCCAGTTGTTCACATAACTTGTTAAACCGTCGGATAAGCTCGTTGAATTCCGTTCTCGGAACATAATCTGACAAATCTATTTCCGCAGGTTTATTCGTTTCCGGCTCCTGTGCTCTGCGATACATCACAAAGTCAGCACAGCCGGTTTGCAAATTAAGCTGTTTGGTGTAAATCGCGCCGTGTGCCGTGTCCGGCATGATAGTAAGCGCACCGGAAAAGTCCGTCTGTACCGCACGCGCTTCCTCCACGCTTGCCACAGGTCGAACAATATGCTGTGGAGATTGCACCTGCTGTTGCATTGGTGTCTGCATTGGCTGTTGCGGGTACTGCTGTTGATACTGAGGCGTGTAGCCAGTGTAACCATAAGGATATGCCATTAACCCAGCACCTCCGTAACGTGTTCGCTGATGGATTTACTTACCGCCTCTTTGTAGGATATATACTCCTCTAAGCAATCTGTGTTGCCTGCGTTGCGGTAAACTGCTACAATGCGACGAGCGCACTCAGGGTCATACCCCATGCGTTCAAGTCTCTGTTCGTAACTCATGCGATCACTTCCTTATACTTTCAGTATAAGGTCTGCCGTGCGTGAAAACCTGTCACAAATCTGTCAACTTGCTGTCACAGCACGCGCAGCATTTTGCATTTGATGCTGTTCAACCGACGATGCACCGTGCTTTCGCTCATGTGCAGCGTCATGCAAATCTGAGTAATAGAGCGCGCCGATGTTCGCAGATCAAACACGGCGCGCTCTTCTGGTGTAAAATTGCACTCACGCCGGAAGTATTCCACCTCCGGCATTGTAAATTCCGTTAATTTCATGCGGTATCCCCTCGTTATGGTGTCACCGCATATCTTTCCCCTTGTATAAAAAAATCGGGTGCGACACACTTTCGCGCTTCGCACCCTATAAAAACACACCGTCCCACGTCCTCTACGTCTATACCCTATGTAGGTTCATAAGGCTTCGGGGAGCGCAGGAACAATGCGTTTTTTCAATTCTGATAGGATTATACCATCTTTTGTGTTCGTCCGCAACTTAGCCGTAAAGGTGCGCACGGTCGTTGATAACCAGTAGGCGCAGCAGGTCGGTCGTCAGCGCCAGCTTGCCCTGATCGTCGCCTTGCAGAAATCCCTTATTGATGAGCTTCTGAACGGTCTCTTTGCCCCATGCGGGTACTGCGTCTACCGTGTTATATACCTTCTTGGCGTTCTCAGCGTTTGCAATCTCCTGCTTTGCGATTGCGCGGGTCTGTGCTTCCGTCATGTCTTCAACCTCTTTCTCTGTCAGCATGGTTTTGAACTTCTCCCACAACTGAGGATTGCGAATCCACGGTTCGGGACAATTTTTTCTCGTCACATCATAGTGACGGCACACGCGCGATACCGGAATATGGTACTTTGCCATCAACTCCCGCGTCAGCTTTGCGGCGTTCTTCATCGTCGCTTCGGGGATGACGTATACACCGTTTCGGATGATACTGCACATTTCAATGCCGATGCTGTTTGCGTTCCGGCAGTCGTTGTAGTAGCTGCCGCCGCGCTCCCTGCCGCAATGCCATGCCGTGTCGCCGTCCTTTACGCTCTGCACGATTCTTTCCGTATCCACGAAATAATGTGCGCTTGCGTTCAAACCGCCCTCACGCGCGAAATAATCCGCGTTATTCTGTGCCGTGTCACCGTTGCCGGACGTAAAGTGCAGGCAAATCCAGCTGATTGCAAACGCTCTGCCCTTGCGGTAGTTTCGTTCGTTGCACTGTTTGAATGGAATACTCATTTACTTTACTCACCCTTCTTCTTCGGTGCGGTGTAGGTCAGCGCCGTTTTGGAATCCGTAATGCCCGCCGTCGTCGGGTCGATAAACACACTCAGCACCGCAAGGCACATCGTGCAGAGCTGCACCGGATTTTCCAGCACCGAAACAATACCGTCCCACACAGCCGCCCAGCTCGTAAACGTCTGCGGGTCAACGCCAATGGCCGTGATTACCACGCTGACAATACCGACCCAGAACCACGGGTTCTTCATTCGTACAGGGATATTTACCTTCATACTCTCACCTCGCAATATGGTCTATAGCAATCCCTTCTAAGAACTGCTCGTACTCCTTGGTTGTTTTTTCAATGGCCGCAAGTCCTGCTTCTACCTCACCGTTGCAGTGACCGCGCTTTAATGCCATTGCTACGCCAACGGTAAGCTGACAGTTTGCGTTAATCATTGCAAGCTGTAAGCGTCCCTCTTTGGCTCGTTGTTCCGCCCTCCGGTTTACCCGCTCCGTTTCTTCCTTTGCTCGCTTCTCGCGCTTGCCGGACTGCGCCGCCATAGCAGCGCAGATAATTCCGACAGCACCCGTGATAATGGTGCAGATAACCTCCGTCGGCATAATTAAATACCCACAATAGCAGAGGTGTTATATTCGTACATAGTTTGTTCCTTTCCGGGCATTCGCCCTATCAAAGTGTACATTTTTCTTTTATTTTGAGCACTTTACCGCAATTCTGAGCATTTAGTCGAAGATATCGTGCAAACGATCTTCAACCCATACCGCAACCGTGGACAGTGCCGCCCACGCAATGGTAAACTGCGGGCACACCTGCCCCATGATGTTGCCGGGCACGCCAGAGTAGTCCCATACATTCAGACCGAGCCAGACGTTGAGCACCAGACCGGCCAGCAGCTCCATCACGGTGCAGATCACAGCACCCTGTGCCATCTGCAAGATGATCGGAGGGTGCTGCTGAACCTCGTCCAGCAGTCCCACCAGTACAAAACATACGCCGCCGAGGATACCCATAGACCAGTGCGTGTAGCCGCGCCATGCGATCTCGATCAGCATGTACAGCACGCCGCCGATCACTGCGAACAGCAAGTGCTCGAGCACAGACTTAGGCGTAATTCCACGCAACACTCAAGACCTCCTCTGCCGTCGTGGCATTGCGGAGATCGACTTCCGCCGCCTGCTGGATGCTCACGCGCGGCTCAACATAGGCTGCAATCGCCAGTGCCAGCGCACACAGATCGGCATACTGCCAGACCGTACACTCATCGCCGGTCGAGTTCCAACGCAGCTCACGTTTCACTCCGGCAGACTCTGCAACCTGCTGCACCGCCAGCGCCGATGTAAGCTGTGCCTGCTTTTCCGACGTTACAGCATACTTCTTACCATCCGTCCATGTCAGCGGATTTTCGGACAGCCATGCAGCGAGGTCAGTCTTGCTGTCTGCGATACGCTGCTCACGCAGATCATCAACTGAGGTCAGCGGTGTGCCATACAGCTCCTCACCGACTGCCTGCAACAGCAGTGCGTCAGCCTGTGCGGTCACACGCTCCTGTAAGTCATCGCCATCGGCAATCTCGGTGACATATTCGTCATACTCCCACTGCGGGTTTCCGTCTGCGTCTGTGGTTTCAACCGGATTCAGGCAAAACCTTACCCACGCGCGTCCCAGCTTGTTCGGCAGGCTATTCGCGGAGATTTTCTCCGGCTTGTTGTCGCCGTGTACCTTCATTTAGATCACTCCTTTCTTATGGCTCGCACAGGAGACGCGCGGAAATGCTCGAGCTCGAATACGGCGAAGTGCTGCCCGCATTGAAGCACAACAGACCTGCATTCGCACCGTAGTTCCAGCGACCGCCAACACACAACACGCACCAACCAGAGGACGACCACATGTAGTCCGGAATGTACGTCGTTTCCGAGCCGCCGGTAGTTTTGGGAATGAGCAGACCATTGTCTGTAACGATCAAATCCTTAATGTAGCCAGATGCAGGCAGTGTACCAATATTGGTGTAGCCGGTTGCAGTATCATCCGCATATTTACTTGGGTCAGTACAAGCGTAAGCCGTTGTGCCATTGGCGTTAAAGCCGTCTACCCACTGAAGCACGTTGCCCCACAGGTTTTCGATTGAGCGATACTGGCATGCTACGGCACCGTCCGAGATTTTACTTCCTCCAGTTCCCGTATGGTAGACCATTGTATCCGTTTTGCCAGAGGTTACAGCCGACGATTGACCGTTTGCTCTGCCGTATGCAATCTTGTTCTGAGAGTTCCAGTCCGCAAATTCCACAATATACAGAAAAATAATTGCGCAGTAAGTTGCGAAATCGTAAAGATGGAATTTCGAGCCGAGCGACTTAGCTTTGCTTCGCGCAGTTGCGCGGGTGATATTTACATACGGAGAAACGCCAGTCTTACTGTACCCATCACCACCGCTGTTCATGTGATATCTGCCGACATACTTACCACTGCCCGGATGTTTCGTCATGCCAGTTTTCGGTTTGTCCGAAACGTAGAAATACTGCTTTGTACCGTTTCTCTTCGCGGCAACATAAAACTCTGGGACAAACACCATAGTGTAGTCATTCGATCGTGCGAAGCTGCTATCACCCTTCCACGCCGTCACCGTACCAGACGCATTAAGGTTACATTCTTTCATACCGCTCCAAGGTGCATACGCATCAAAAGGCGAACTGCCCGAACCAGTGCCAACAGCCGGAACAGGTTCAGTTGTCACCGACCGCGTAACCAGTCCGTAAGGGTCGGTCTCCGGCGTTAACCTTGTCAGTGCCGTGCTCGAATTGCTCGTATCCCACACCACGCCGAACACATTTGCATAGAAGAGTGTCAGCGACTTACTCTGACCACTGGCGGTAATGCTTACTGTGCCCTCTGCTGTCTGGTCACCCTTGATAGCCTTGATTGCCCAAGTGCCAGCCTTGACGACCGTAAATACCGCCGTGCCGGTGCTCGTCTTGGTCAATACCGTGCTGCCCAGTGTCGCCGTCACCGTCGAACCACTGTCTACGGTTACGGTAATTGTACTCTGGAATTTCTCAAGATTGACACTCAGCGCCGTAAAGTAATCCTTGGTCGTAACCTCGGCGGTGTACATTTCGCCGGTCAGTACCGCACTCAGGGTGTAAGTAGTGTTAATGCCGAGCACGCTTACAGTTGCCGTCAGACTGCTGTCCACCGTGCCGGTGTAAGTTTCCCCGCCACCCTTGAGCGTCCATACCTGACCGACAAAATCGCTTGCAAACGTCAGCGTAATATAAGAACCGCCGCCGCCACTCGATGCATCAACTGCACCCGGAACATTGTCAGCCGTAAAGCCTACAAGCTGTCCTTTCTTACCCCTTAACCCATCCTGTTTACTGTCCCATGTAGCTTCCTTTTCGATTACCGCGCCGACCGCAGAATCAATCTGTGCGCCGGTGTGCGAAGAATTGTAAGCCATGCCATCACTCCTTCATGCAAAGAAATTCGTTTCCTTCTGCATCCAGCATAGTTTCGTTGCTGTCAGACGGAATAAAGCCCCAGTTGTCGTTCCAACTGCCATCCATACCCTGTGCATAGAGGGAAATGCGGTAAATGCCGTCACCGGAAAGCAAGAAATCGTCGTATACCTCGAACTGTCGCTGTGTTGCAGCAGGGGTTTGAGAGAAGGACGCAATGAGCGTCCCTCTCCCTCTGCCCCATTCCTCGCCGGACTTCGTAGCGCGGCACTCGAATGCCTGATACGGAATGTCCGACTGAAACGCAACAATAACTTTGTCGAAGCCAGAAACCGCCGAAATCCTCTCTCCCGTGATGGAAAAAGTCAGATTTGGAGCTGCCATTTACGCCACGCTCCAAGTACCGGCAGCGTTCTTTACGAACACCTTGACGATCTTCACGCCGTCGCCCGCGGATGCAGTTTCGAGGTCTGCGCCGTTGATAGTGACATTGATTGCAGTGTCCTTCTTGTAGCCACCTGCAGTGCCGCTGGTATTGGTAGAACCGGCAGTAACCGGAATCTGAGTACCTGCATTTTCAAGGCTGGATTCGCTCGGAACAACCTTGATCTTGTATTCCTCGAAGTCCGCATTAGCAGAGAACGAGAACGCAGATACGTTGAAGGTTGCCACCTTAGAAATCTTGCTCTTGTCCGGGCCGGTAATCGTAACAACCGGAACGGCAGTATCCAGCGTGATCTTCGCGGTAACCGTTGCGGTTTCGTTGCCTACGTCGTCTCGCACCTTAACAGATACGGTTTTCTGGCCATCGCCAGTGGTCAGCGTGATCGCCTTAGACTTTACAAACGTTGCCCATGCCGCTTCGGATTCCGTTGCTGCACCCGCTACGCCCCAAATCTTCATCTGGTAGCCGGTAGTTTCGGTATCCGTCAGACCGATCGTTGCCGTTACCGCCGTGCTGGTTGCATAAGCAGCACCGTTGTTCAGCTTGAGAGTAAGCCCGGCAGGCGCGGTCGTATCCAACGTTAAATTAAAGAAAGATGCCATGTTTTACACTCCTTTTGTGTTCAATTCAAGGTAAAGGTAGGAACTCTTGCGGCGATAGAGCAATTCATCACCCAAATACGCCTCGTAAATTCCCATCTTTCCTAAGAAATACGCGATAATGCTTTTGTCTCCGATATACATTCCGTCACCCCGTTATCAGATAAAGCACAGTTTCATCGTGCTTTTCGATGGCGTCATACTCTGCACGGGTCAAAACGCGAATAGCGGAAACATCATTTGAAAACACATTGCCATGCCCGCCGCCCGATGCAGGTACGCCGGTATCTTCTTCGCCAATCCACCAGTTACCGTTGTCTCCGATGAACGGAGTTAAGCCCTTCGCGCTTACGCCCGTGTCCTTGCCTGCAATTACCCAGTTGCCGTTATCGCCAATGGTCGGGTAAGTGTTGGCAAGCGCTTGCATTCGCTTTTCAAATTCGGTAAACGCTGTCGGAATTTCCGGCCAGTGTGCGTCACCGCTCATCGTAGGCGGGATGTATACATGGATGCCGTTTGTGCTGCGCGTTTTCTCGCCCTGCGTGCCGTGTAGCTCAAAAGTGTACTCACCTGCAACGGGCAAATTCTGTGCAGTCAGCAAAACCGAAATTCCGGTTTCATCCTGCTGCATCGGCAGAATGTCCATGTTCCCACCTGCTGACACATACATTTCCCACGTCCAGTCAGGCGGGAGATCGCCTGTAACTGTGATGGAGCGCGTCAGATTATCATGCTGGCGGGCAAGCACTTCACAATCTGCGGTCAGCTCCCAGTTGTTGAAATAGATCATGTGTTCTTGCCCTCCAATGCCGCGACACGCGCAGTCAGTGCGTCTAATGCCGCTTTGAGTGCATCGTTTCCGGCTGAGGTGTCGTTTACCTTATCGACTGCATTATCAATATCTTCGCCACTGTAACGGCTTGTATAGTAAGTATCAGCCATTAAACAACCAACCTCCTTCCGTATTTGTCTGAAATGATTTTGCCGTTTTTATCGCGGACTGCACCGGAAGCAGAAAGCGCTTTAGGCAGGCGATAATAAATAAGAACGCAACCCGGTGCACCGTCAGTCCCGCTCGTTCCTGCTCCGCCTGCTCCTCCAGATTCTGATGAATAAGTTGCGTTGAGCGTTACAGCGCCTACACCGCCGCCGCCACCGCCACCGTGTCCGCCGTGTCCACCAGCGCCGTATATAGTCGGTGCTATAATTGCATCTGGAGTTCCACCGTTTCCTCCTGTGTAGCCATGAATTGTTCGCAGGCCGCCACTGTTCATAATGGCATTTCCGCCATCCGAACCATTTATGCCATACGCAGCGCCACCGCCGCCACCGCCAGAACCGCCTACAACGGTTCCATCTCTTTTGGTTCCACGAACGCCAGTTCCACCCTTTCCTCCGAGATATGTTAAAACATCGCCTCCCGGATTGCCGCTCACCTTTTCATCGGTGCTTGGAACACCTCCATCACCGCCATCTGCGCCTGTGATTCCATCGGTTCCCCATACACCATACGTTATTCCCGTTGTCGGTTCAGAAAATCCCTCAGAAGATGATGCGCCATCTTGCGATGTATATCCCGCGAAAGAAGTGTCCGTGCCAGCTGTTCCTGCATTCACAGTATCAGAGGTATATTCTCCGCCTACTCCTTTAACGCCGATTTTTGCATTGAATTGATCGTTTGGAGTTACTTTCAGTTCGATAGTATAAATTTTTCCGCCCTTGCCTGCGGTTCCTCCTTTTCCTCCTTTTCCTCCTTTTCCGGGGCGTAGAGTTCCGTTGGTATTGGTAGCTTCATCTGTACTTTCGCCGTTTTCACCGCGTTCGCCTGAATCGCCGCCTGCACCGCCGCCAATCAGAACAATACGGACACTTGTAACTCCATCCGGCACAGTCCACGTCCCGTCTTTGGTCAGAACCTCAACCGTATCGTAATATTCTTGCTCTCCAATATCCTGTGGCTTATAGCCAACCAGCACGCTTTCCTGCGCCGCCAGTCTGCCGGATATGGTAACATCGGCGCTTTCAATGCATCCGGTTACTTCACCGCCGTAAGGGTGCGTAATCTGCACCACATCGCCGGGGATTTCACGCTTGATGGCGATTTTGTTGTTGATGCGCTCATTGTGGCTGTAATATTCGGCAAGGCGTTCCGCAACAGCGTTTGCGTTTACCAGAGATACAAGCGTTGCGTTCTCAACCTTTACCGTGTTGTCCGACTGTTTAACCAAGCTGCGGCTGCGGGTATTTGTTGGGGTGATAATCTGTCGCGTAACGTGAGTGTACTTCTTGCCGTTCAGCACGCCGGAACCAGCAGTAACAATGGCATAATTTGCGCCGCTTTCCGTGATTTCAAAGCCTGCGGATTCGAGGTCATAGCATGGGTCGTCAAACGTGATCTTATCGCCCGCCGAGGTCGTGCCGTTGAACAGTTCCGTAACTTCCGTTGTGCTCTGCGAATAGGCGTGCTCGGTAACGATAACTTCCGTAACCGGAGTTGCATATTCCACCGAGCCGCCCGCATACATTTCACTTGCAGTGATTTCGCTGGACTGTCCGTCCCACAAACCCTCAATGCGGATTGCGCCGTTGTAATCCACTTTCAGCGTTGCGCCGATAGCAAACAGCACTTGTGCGAGGTTTTCGCGCCGTGTTGCGATAGGAAGCCAACCGTACAGCTTGATGTTGGCAATGTTAGACTTCACATAGCAGGTCAGCGGTGAGCAAATGTCCGTACAAACTTCGCGCACGGTTTCGCCGGTATAAATACCGCCGTCGTGGTAGGTTTCATCCAGCAAACCAACGGTCGAGGTGCAGGTAAAGTGGTAAGTGTTGATAGAGGTGCGCGAGATTGTCTGCACATAAAAAATCCCCATCTGATTTCCGTCATGGTAGAAAGTCAGTGGGGTGTTACGGATAAACTCCGTTAAACTGGTATCATCCGACTGCACATCAAAGGAAAACGTGTCGATTTCCAGCGAGGCACTGTTCAGCGGACGCGCATAATACGCATTTCCGCTGAGAACATCGTGCGCATCGAACGTGCGGTCAAGATATGTGATTGTATTGGTTCCCATGTGTCACGTCCTTTGCGGTGCCATTGCGATAAACTGCACGGAAAGTCCCGTCCAGTATGCTTCTCCGGGTTTCTTGCGGATGAGATTGTCTTGTCCGGCAGTAACATACGCCCTAAAACTCATCGTTCCTTGTCCGTAAGGTAACACTACACTGTGGCTGTCCTGCGGTGCGCTCAACACCTGATACAGCGCGTCGTAGTCTCCGTACTTGCCTACCATCGGCATTAACTTCATTTCGTAGTTGTAAAACGTGCCGATGATATCACGAATCATTGTGCCGCTGAGTGTTCTTTCTGCGTTCTCGCCGTCGAGCACTTGAAATTTACGGGTAAGTCCTGTAACAAGGACGTTGTACTTCTTGCCGTCTACGGTAAGTTCCATTTATGCACCTCCTGTTACAAGACTTACGCCGCGTCGCCGTGTTTCGCCGCTGTTGTACGGGCCGGTAATGCGTGCAAACTTCGCGCCGTCGATGTACAGCTCGATAGGCTGACTACTGTTTCCAGTTCCGCCGCGTGCATCCAGTGCCGCGTTAAACGCATCAATCATGGTAGACAGCGGGGTTTCCACGTTCACGCCGCTTTTCTGATCGCCCAGCAGGGCGAGAAATTCGCTGTTCGGGCTGATAACCGCGCCATTTGCCAAGTGCGGAACCGAATCCAGAGAAAATGCAACCGGACGTGAAAAATCTTCGCTATAAGCACGTGTACCGGAGGAAGAACGCTTGTTCGCTTTACTGGTATTTAGGGCTACCATGCCTAGGCCGACGGCAATCGAAGCCGCCGCCGCAATCGCTCCCGCTGGACCCGTGATCGCGCCAAGAGCGACCGCCAAAGCGGCTACCGCAGCAACAACACCATAGATAATTGTTGTAACACGCTCAAGGGTGGTAAGGTTGCTCCAAGCATTCATAACAGCAAGCGTCAACGTAACCACAAGACCAAGAGCAGCAGCCAACGGGTTGATCGTAGATACCAGCTTTGCAACAGCCGCAATAATGCCAGTAAGTTTCCACGCGGCGACAAAAAGCGTTACAGCTTCAATTAAGCTTTTTACCAAGACTTTGTTGTTCGCAATAAAGTTTGCCAGAGAGCCGAGAAGAGTTATAACACTTGGCAGACCCGTTTGGATAACCCACGTCAGGAGAGGAAGGATAATATCTTGGTATATCTCTCCAAGTGCTTCTCCTAATGTATCTGTAAGGTTTTTAACGCCTTCGAGCAATGTCTTGATGGATTCCAGCAACGGGCTGAAATTCAACTGTGCTGCCCAATTCGCCGTGGCTTGCGCGATTCTGTCAACAAAACCAAGGACGGAATCTACAATTCCGAGAATTGCTGTCCAAATTGCAACTCCGGTGTTGTTTTTCTCCCACGCCTCTTGCAATCTCTGTGCGATATTGCCGATTGCGTTTGCAATGTTCGTGATGATGGAAATGATGTGTCCCATAATGCTTTCGCCCAAACCGGCTTGATTCCAAGCAACAATGAACGCCTGACCGATGGAATTTACAAAGCTAACAACATTCGTAATCGCTGTCATGATAGCCTGCAGCATGATTTGTCCCGCGTTACCATCGTTCCATGCCGCAATGAACGCCTGACCAATAGATGTGATAATCTGAATGATCGTGTTCAGCAAGTTCATGATTGCTTGCAACATCTGTTCGCCCGTGTTGTTCGTGTTCCACGCATTGGTAAATGCCGTTGCAATGGCGGTAATCAGATCGAAGATAGTTTGCAGCAGCAGTTGAATGTTGTTAAGCGTTTCAAGTCCGGTTCCGTTCGTCCAGATTGCCATAAACGACTGACCGATAGCGGAAACCATGTCTTTCAGCGCAGAAAGAGCGTTCTTTGCGCTTTCAATAGTCTGCTGTCCGTACTGCGCCCACGAATCCTGAAATACTTTCCAGAAGTCAGTGAGCCATTGCGGTGTCTGATTTTTTACTGCGGAATAATCCGTATCAAACTTAGGTGCGCTCGGGTCGGTCGTGTTATTGCTGTTATTGGTTAATTTCTGGACTGTATCGAACGATGCAAGAGCCTTTTCAGCTTTCTTCGCAGACGATGCCGTGGAATCCAGTGCATCCGTTTGCTTGTTCAGTTCCTTTGCATTTTCCTGTGCCTGCTGTGCGGTCGTACCGAACACAGACGCGATAAACTGCGCCATCTGTGCCGTTACCTGTGCAAGAGCCTGCATCAGCTTATTCAGCCATGGGATGATAGATTCATAGATAGGCTGAAACGCCGTCAGCAGGTTGCTTTTCACCTGCCCGAACGACTTTGCAAACGTTTGGTTCGCAAGCAGAGCCTTGCCCAAACGGTCAGCCATTGCCGTAAGCGCTTTGGAAATCAAGTTGAAGAACAACGCGCCCGCAACGATAGATCGCAGACGCACACCGAACGACTGCACACCGCCCGTTGCTTTCTTCATGGACTTTTGACTGGAACGTCCGAAATTGGCGAATTTGGCTTTGAGCTTGTCAATCGCTGCGCCCAATTTGCCACCGAGAAAATTTTGCAGACTTCCGACAGACGTTTTCAAGCCAGCGCCTAAACTCGCAATAACTCGTTTCAGTTTAGCCATTTTGGAATTTGTCTGACTTACGAAGTCATTCATTTCCGATTTGGACTGTTTCAGCCCGGCCTTCATGTTCTCTAACTGCGTGGTCTCATTGGCAAGGTTTTGCCGCACATTCCGACCGGCGCTGCTCATCGTGGACGATTGCTTGATCTCAGCAAGCTGTTGTTTCAGTTGTGCTGCTTTATCATCTGCGTTTCGCAGAGCTTCGCCCAATTTATCCGATTCAGCAACAAGCGAATTCAGCTTTTGCGCCGATTCCGAGAATTCCTCCTGTGGGATTGCGCCCGTTGCCGCCTGTTTCAGTTTGGTGTTGTAATCGCTCTGAGCCTTTTCAATCTCAGCGTTTACTTCATCCAACCGAGCAGCCAGACGTGCGGCTTCTTTCTCCGTTGCTGCAAGGTCGGCTTGCATTTTAATGCCCTTCGTTCCGCCAGCGGCTACCTTGTTCCACTGTTCAGCAAGTTTATGTACCTTTGCGGCTTGTTTATCTACGGCGGCTGATTGCTTTTCAATGTCTTTCGTCATTTGTGCAATCTGCTTTTTCGCTTGTTCGTCGCTTACAGTAGCGTCGATTCTGATAGAGCCATCCGCCATTTATTCACCGCCTTTCTAATTGATCTGCGCCCAGAAAGCATCAATAGCTTCCTTTTCCTCCTCGGAAAGTGCGGGTGCAGGGGTTAAATTACGTTTGAGACGTTCGTATTCCTGTTTCTGTTTTCCCTTCATTTTGCTTGTGTCCGTGCCTCTGATTTGCAGGGCATGAGACATTGCAGAATCTTCGTTGAGGCTTTCCATCATTGCCATAAACTCAAACCAGTGCAGATTGACCTTGTGCAGTTCAATGCCGAACGTCTGCCGGAACGATGCGTACAACCGCGCAGAGTCGAAATCGAACCACATCATGCGTTTACCGCCGGGTTCAATTTCTCTATCGTCGCCGCAGCGAACAAACCACTGTAAACCTTCCAGTGCAATGTCAATGGGTGGCATCCCTGCTCCGTAAAGCAAGGATAATGCCACCCATACACGGTCATTATCGCTTAAATTCGGGTCGTCCAGTGCAAGGGAAATCTGAATGCCGATTCTGTAATCCGTGCGAATCAGATACCCCTTGTAAGAGCTTGGCAGGCGGTCGAGCAGCATGTTAAACACTGCCGACACGCTCCGCGCTGTACTTGCTCATGTTTGCTGCACGCTTCTCAACGTGGCTGTCAATGATGGGGGTAAGCTGTGCGAAGAAATCAAGGAACTGGTCGGAGGACGGAAGAACCGCGCCAAACACCTTCGCGCAAGTATTTTCGCCAATCAGCGCGTCGATTTTGTCCCTAACGTCTTTGTCAAACGCTACGATATCGTCCAGAGTGTCCAGAACGTCGCCTTTCTTCTCAGAAATAGCCGTTGCCTTGTCTTTGATTTCATTCAGCAGGTCGAAAAAGCCTTTGACAAAGCTATCATCAGACAGCGGAAGGGAGATCGTCTCTCCCTTGTCGTTGACTTCAATAACCTTTACGCCGCTGTTTACGCGGATACTATCCATTCCTCGTTACCTCCTTATACGGATACGTTCGCAGTGAATACCGGTGCGCCACCGGTGATCTTAACAGTGCCCGGAATCGGGTCGCCTACATAGTTCAGCGTATATTCCAGCGTCGGAGATTCGCCGCCCGCGCCGCCGTAGGTATCAACCTGTACAGATACTTCCTGTACTTCTGCAACGTAGGTTGCAGTGTCGCTGTCACTGGTAGCATTCCACATGTCCACGTTCAGCAGCCATGCGTGAGAATCTGCCAGAGTAGCACGAGCGCGACGCTTCTTGTCGATAAACTCAAACACACCGTCGCCCTTGGTGCACTGCTGAGAAACGCTCATGGTCGGCTGATAGCCGGTAATCTCAGTAGTTGCAGAATCAGAGATAATATCCTGCTCGGTCTCAGTCTGTGCACCGTAGTCCGTAGATGCTTCGGTTACATTCTTGCCGATTCGTGCCCACTTTGCATCCGAATACTCGCCCATCTTGTCGGACGTATCCAGAAAGTGTGCAATCAGAGGACGTTTAATCTTTTCAGTTGCCATTTTTACACCTCAACTTCATAGTTAATGGTTAAGAGGATTTGGTAATCCTCGGTTAAATCTTCGTATCGAGCGATAAGCCCCGCAGGGGTCGTTCGCTCAACAGATGTGACGGTCATTCCCTCGCCGAGATCAGGCGGGTTTTCTTCCGCCCATGCTCCCAGCTCATTCAGCAAGGATTCAACGTCGAGACGTTCCTCGCTGTCGGTCGGCAGGGCGCGATACATCACGCCGAACGGGTACTGTGCAGCATATCCGCCGTCAATGTACTGTGCGGTTTTATACGCGCTCTGTACACTGGTAAGCATCATGCCTGACCGTTCCGGCGGGAGATATTCAAACTCGATTTCGGGAGCATAGCCTTTCAGCCACAAAAGAACAGCCCGTGAAACACCGTCTTGTTCACGAGCTGTTACCGTGTTCAATTTCTCACTCATCGGTCAAAATCTTGCGCACTCCTTCCATCCAACGCGTTTCATTCAACGCCTTGCTTGCCTCGAACCAGTGAGGACGCGCATTCTTGTGCATCCCCTTGCTGTATTTGAGGTTCCGGTCTGTCAACGCCTTGCGCGTGCCCTTGGGTGCAAACGTACTGCCGGTTGCCGGGTCAATCATCACCTTGCCGTAATACTGGAATCGTGCATAGGGAGAGGCGTACACGATGGTATTCCCCTGCCGGTGCACATTCATTGCCAGTGCTCCGGTTCGCGCGGGAACAAACTGATCAGTGTCCTTGATGATTTCCTCACAAAGCCACTTGTTAGCCTTTACGACGCGCTTTTCCAGTACGTTTTTTGGCACTTTCAGATTCAGAGAATAGCGAATCATCGTCCGCCCACCTCCAAATGCTGCAACAGACCGTAGTCATAGCGTGAAATGCTTGTCACCCGGTATGTCTCGTGCTTCTCACGGCATTTCTGGTAGCTGCCCTCATCCGGCACATCACCACGGGCGAAATAGTCCTTTTCAGGCGATAGCGTAAGTTCGCACGGCAGAGGGATATGCAGCGTGACGGAATCCGCGCTGTTAAGTGCGGTTTTCGTTGCCGCTGTGCCTCTGGTGCTTTCCAGCAACACGCCTGTAAGCACGGTTCGGCCGGACGGCTGAAAGATCGTCACAGTGTGCGGTAATTTCATGCTGTCACCTTTGCCCTTTCAAACTGTGTCGGCAATTCTGCCGCTTCGGAAAATGCCTTGTATTCGCGCCGTAACGCTTGCAGACGTATCTTTGCATTGTTGGCTTGCTCGGTATCACCGGCAGCTTCAAACGCCATCCTACGCCGTGTCTGCTTCCTCATAGCTGTTTCCAACTTGCGCTGCATCTGCGTCGCTTCGTAGGCGGTGTAAGTCTTGCCCTGATACTCAAACGGCGGCGGGTCGATGTTCTTTAGTTCATCGTCCGTATAGACGCGCTCAGAAACGCCCTCCAAAAACGGATGCCGGTGGTGTCTACAGTTAGCGCCCTCCAAGCCGTCAACCTGTCCCAATCCGCAAACCTTGTAGATATTCGGGTACTTGCTGCCGTCTTTCGTGGCGTATACCTTGCCTTGCCAGCGCTTATGATTTGACCAAACGTGCGGTTTGTCCTTATCGCGTGCTCCACGATGGGCGGTCACTTCGTATAAGTCGGTTTCCAACACCTCCGCCGCTTCTTCGGCATACTTGGATGTAACCTGATTCAGACCGGTTACAATAGCGCGCCGCGCCGCAACGTCAGCATGGTTCATCCAACCGGACGCATAATCAACGGTACGAATACCGCTGTCAGCCAGTTCCCGTACAGCATCTTCAAGTGCCTGCTGCACCGTAAAGCCGCCGGAGTACACTTTCATTTCTGCCTTATCAAGCACAGCCTGATAGGCTTTAGCGATAGGGCGGAACACGATTTCGCCGTTCGTCTGCACAGCAAAACCCAAAGAACGGGTAATGTTGCGGTACTCATCGAGCATTTGCTTGCGAATCAGTTCAATTTCTCGCGCCGTCACGATTTCAAGTGGCATTGTAATACCTGCCTTGTCGGACAGCTCGCCGTAATACTCGCGGTTCAGCTTTACAACGCGGTCAAGCGCATCCTGCACTTCCTCCGTGCTGGCCTTGGTATGATTTGCGATACGCCGTTCGATGGTATCCATATCCAGACCATATGCTTTCAGCGTGCGTATGTCGTTGATCGTTACCTCATTCAGTTCGCCGGTCAGCTTGAAGCGAGAGCAAATCTCACGCAACAGGTCATCTTCCATTGCGAGGATTGCTTTCACAAGCGGTTTAGGCGCGTTTTCAAGGTATTCCGGAGTAATAGGATACTTCATCAGCCGATACCGCCATAGAGTAAGCCAGTACCGCACAAATACTGTGCGATAAGTCGCTTTTGCCGATCTTCAATGCTCTGCACCTGTGCAGCAATAGCAGAGTTAGCGCCGTAACTGCGAGACCACGAGCCGACACTCTCAGAGGATACCGCGCCGCCGTCCGTAGAAAAGACGGCGGATTCTGCGGTTTCCTGATTGTGCATGACTTCTGCCAGCGCACAGTTAAGGCGTTTTACTCGGTGCATTACAGTGTCGCTCAGAACGCCGTCAGAGCGTCCGAGCGTTGCGCAAGAGATAATATCCGCCGCTCTCCCTGCTACGCGGTCGTAATCCTTCTCATCAATCAGATTACCCTTATAACAGGTGCGGTAAAAGTCATAGTTTGCGTACACGGCGGATTGCTCCTTTCTTTACGACGGCAGGGTTACAGTTGCAATGTACAGGCCGTTCGGGTCGGGCAGAACCGGGATAAACATACCGGATGCCTTAGTCCAGATTGCAACCGGGTCAGGGGTCTGCCACTGGGTCATGGTGATGTACTGGTTCTGCGATGCAGCAGTAAATGCGCCCTGTGCTTCCTCTTCCGGAGTTACACCCCACAGACCGGCGCCGAACGAACCGTTTGCCATGGTTGCGAGGAACGCAATCTTGTTCTTCGGGAAGTAGCGCTGAGTGGTCAGCGTTCCGTCTGCCTTTTCGTAGTTGTAAACCTGATCGTTTACAGTGATGCGCTCGATGCCGAACAGGCGGGAGAACAGGCTCGTAATTTCGTCCTGAGTTGCCAGACGACCAGCGAAAGCAGAGCCGAAAAGCGCGTTCTGGATAACAGCGCTCTTAGCAAGCAGGCTGAGAACAGCAGAGCTGGTGACGATCTCACGCAGTACACGGCCGGTTGCAATAGCAGCGTCGCGCACGCCCTGAATATCGTCGAGGATGGTCTTTGCCTTTGCCTCGGTAGACCAATCGAAAGCCTTGTTCGTGTGGTCGGTCGGAACACCGAAGTCGATAGTGGTATTGACGTGGTTCTCGTTGATGGTCATCTTGCCGGTTGCAAGAAGCTCCTGCTTTGCAACCTCGGTACGGGTCTTTACACCCTCGGCCAGACGCGCCATATCGTCAAAGATATAGTCGAGAATCTCGTTGTTGGTGCTTACGCCGTGGTTGCGGAGCAGGCGGACACGCTCAGAAAGGTTGATCTTGCGCTTGATGAGCAGCTTCTCAACGGTTACGATGCTTGCAGTCGGGCGGGAGCCGATCTGTGCCTCTGCGTCGAGCGCGTGCACGGTTGCCATGGTCGGCAGGTATGCACTGTCAGACATAGCGAGATACTTTGCGGTGATGTTCTGCGTCTTCTGGTCAGGGAACAGGCGGTCGCCGGACAGCTCCGGGCGTGCAATGTTGAAATTCTGACCGAAGTCCAGCAGTTCAGCTTCTTTCAGCAGTTCTACAAATTCCATAGGTTATTACTCCTTTACGCTCTGGTGGTTTCCGGCGCGTTAACAAAAACAACGCCGCTCTTTTCGAGGGTGGACTTTGCGCCAGTCTTGGAGCTATCGTCCGCGCTCGGCTGTGCGGGCAGGCGGTTTGCATATACACGGCCAGCAACAATAACAGCAGCTACACGGTCGCCGTTGGTTACGTCCACATCCTCAAACACAATGCCCTCTGCGGTGTTGTCGTTCAGCGGGAAGATAGTGCCCTGCTTAACAACCTTTCGATTGCCATCAGCAGTGCCGAGGGTTGCGGGAATGAGACGGGTCTTGGTAATCAGACCAACTTCGCTTGCGAGGATAGACGGCTTGCGTGCACCGTCAACTTTGTTTACATAAGTGCCCATAGGTTATTTACTCCTTTCCCTTGGGTGCGAACTGTGCGGAATACCGCTGCGCAGCCAGACCGGCAGCACTTACCGTATGCGGTGCGGGATTCTGAATCGGATTTGCAAACGTCGGAGCGGGTTTTTCGCTCTGAAATGCCGCCGGGTCGGATTCCTGCTGCTTCTTGCAGTAATCGTCAAAGCCGGTCAGCGTGCCGTCCTTCATTTCCAGCTTGTTTGCGGTCAGGTCAGCGATAAATGCCTTTTCTGCCGCCTTGGAGGTAAACTTAATACCCTTTGCGGCGATACCGGCGCGTACTGCGTCCGCATAATCGCGTGCATCAAGTTTGCTCTGGAATTCTGCGGTGTCGGTGTCGTACTTCTTCTGCAGGGTGTCGAGCTTGGTCTTCAAGTCGTCCGCGTCGCCCGCATTCTTCTTCAAGTCCTCAATGTCCTTGTCGCGCTGGGTGAGCTGGTCGCGCAGGTCGGTAACGTCTTTCTTGGCTTCTGCCGCCTGTGACTTGTATTTCTCAACGTCCTTGCCGTTCAGTGCAAAAACCTTATCTGCCTGTTCGTCAGTCAGACCGATTTCTAACAGTTCTTCTTTCTTCATGTGTGTACTCCTTTCAGATTAGGCGTTTTAGGTGGTCGCCGTCACCGATCTGCCTGCACTTTTAGGCTTGCAGGATAGCCAATTTCCGTAGTTTAATGCCGTTGCGGGCATGAAAAAAGCGCCTTGTGGCGCTGGATTCACTTTATCAAAGCGGGTTATGCGATTATCAAAGTCGATTTGCTAACAGTTTGATTATTCCTCTCCCTCTGTTAACTTTTCAGCGTTCGGCATCATTGCCCGAGCTTCTTCCTCGGTTACGCCGTACTTCTTTGCAATGTACAGCTCGCCTCGAATAAGACCGGCAGAAACGTCATTGCGCATATCCGCAAGTTCTTTCTGCTTGCTCTCGGTGTCCTGCACAACGCCGTCTCCCCAATCGCACTGCAAGTCCCAATCACCAGCAGGCGCAAGACCGTAAAGCGTGGCGTAAACGTCCATGCCATACAGCAGGCCGTTCAGAGCGTGTTCAAGTGCCGCCTGCGTATCCCTCACGGTGACGTACATTGTCTGCTTACTGGATACGATCTCGGTTGCAGTTGCATTTACCGTCTGAGGGTCGGACAGCGTTCCGAAAGACAAGCCGCAGTTCAGCTCGATCATCTTCAAGGTATCTTGGAATCCCTTGTATAGCGCATCGTTGCGGAATTCCGGCGAAAACGCCTGATAGAAGTCTACGTTTTCAAACGGCATCCGGCGGAACAGACGGTCACGGAGCAGCGGGTTCGTGTGCGATAGTCCGTGCTCATCTACAACGCGCTGCGGAATCGCAGAATCACTCATCAGGATACGGCGTTCGCCGCTTTCATATTCCCACATGAGCCGTTCCCACTGTTGGTCAGCCTGCCGGATGAGGTCAACTGCTGCGCCGCTGTAAAGTGACACACCAAGCGGACTTTCTGGTTCGATGTTGTTTGCAATCGGCACTTTGAAAAAACCGAAAAGCGGACGTTCTACATTCTGAATCGTCGTTTCCGGTGCAATCTGTGCCCAGTCCTCTACAGTATTCAGCGGTACTTCCGAGCCGATACTACCGTTCTTGTCGGAGTTGTACGCCTTGTTCTTGATGGTGTACACGCCGCTTTTCAGTTCGTGGTACTCCAATTTGGTATAATATCGGTTCTTTTCTCGCTTGGTATCCGCGAACACTGCCGCTGTGATTTCGCCGTTGCTGTCAACACTGACCGGGTACGCGCTGCCGACTGTGTTAAAGTCCACAAGCACACGGTTCTCTGAGACAAACGGCTTGTAGAAGAAACCGCCGACCGAGAGACCCTTTTCAACGTCAATTCGCATGTGTGGAATCATACCGCGCAGGCTTTCGTTTAGGAATTCTGCTCGTGCGCCGCCATCAACAGTGATGGTGCTTTCAATGGTGGTTGGGCGTGCTACTGCTCGGCAGATAGCCGACGGCAGGCCGCAAGACGTAACATTCCGGTTGCCGTGCTGACCGAGCCACTCGGCATCGTCCATATACATCCGTCGCCACAGGTCAATGTTTGACTGCATCGTGGAATCATAGACCGCCGTTGCCCCTGTCAGTTCTTCAATTTTGTTTGCCGGAATCATTGCTTGCCTCACCGCCTTTATTAACTGCTTCAACCGTTCAAACATTCACAAGCCCCCTTGCTCTAACCTCTCGGCGCACTATCGTCTGGAAGTAATAGCGTGATGCGTCCATATCATGGTCGAACTCCTTGATAACCGCATCTTCGGGGGATTTATCGTCCCACATATACATGCCGAATTCGTCGATTGCTCCGGTACAGCTTGCATTGTACTGTGCATAACCAGCAGCAAGCAGCGTTCCCATCAGGCGGATACCGTCAAGCACGCTGTTGTCTGCGTCACGCACACGGAATTTACCGTGTCTGCGGATTGTTTCCTTGAACGATGCAGCCGAGGGGTCAATAATGATCGCCTCGATATACTGACCACCGACGAACGTTTCAAGATCGGCGTAGTATTCCTCATCTGTTTTCTGTTTCTTCTCCTTGCGGCTGTCGTGCCGATACGCACGCACGCAAGTTGATTTGCAGGTCATTTCATCAAACCGCCAAAGCTGGAACACGGTCGGGTTAATCGTGCCGTAGTCGCAGGACACAAACCAGCGATTGCCGGAACCTTCACCATCCGTAACGTGCAGTTCGGTCGAGAACATAGGATAAACCAGACCCTCTGCAACACGTCGCATACCGAGGATATCACGCTGATACCAGATGCTCTTGCGGTCGTATGTCGCAAGGATTTCTTTCAAGCGTTCATCCGAAACAGAAAGGTTATCTGCAATGGTGAAATGTCCGTAGTTAAAACCGTAGTTTGGGTTCTCCCGCTGTTTCTCCATATGGAAGTTGAGCACGTCCGTGTAGTACGGGTGGTTCTCGCCCTTCGGGTTAAGATCGTGATAAATACCGCGGTCGCCGCTCGTCATGGTACGGTCAAATACTTCCTGCACAAACTTAGGGTGGCACTCGTTTGCCTCGGTGATATACGCAAGGCCGTAAGTGTTGCCCTTGATGTTCTTCTCGTCGCCGTCTTTACGACCACCGGATACAAGCACGATCTTCTCAGCGCCGTTCCGCGTTTTGACGTAGATGCAGTCTCGGTTCTGGTACTTACCTACCCGGCAATTCTGCTTGCCGAAATAGTTAATCATGCCGTAACCGTCGCAGTCGATGATATTAAGCATTGCCGACGCAGTAGAAACGCCTGCAATGAGGTGAAATCTGTTCGGGTGCTTTTCCAATCGAGCGCAGAACGCCGTTGTTTGCAATACGTTCTTACCGCCACGCTTGCCGCCCTCGGCCACGTTGAACCAGCTATGAAGGGATTTATAGAAATAATCCACTTGTTTTTTCGTGAACGGTGCGGGGATATTATCCATCTTCAAAATCCTTTATGTCTCTGTCCGGTGCAGGCTTCATCAGCATATCAACGAGCGGCTGCACGCCGTTGTCGTTATCGCTTTCCATCGGTGCAGGTGTATCGCTCTGCCCGAGGTACTGCCTACCTAACCAGATCAGCATTTGTATATTTCCACCTTTAGCCGCCTGTACCTGCCAGTGTCTCAAACGCAAGCGCATCTGTGACACGCCGCGTACATAAGCCGCCCTTACATCCTTGCGATTCAGAAAGTTTCCTCTCGCAAAGTCCAGAGCATCCGCAATGTCCGCTTGGGTGTTGCCCTCTGCGGCAAGTTCTTCGACGGCTTCAAGATCAATTACTTTCTTCGGTCTGCCTCTCGGCATTTCCTAACCTCCTTTCACCCAATAGAAAAGCACCGGGAAAGTCTCGGTGCTTTGTCTGTTGAGTTGTGTTTACTTAGGTCGAGGACGAGCGAGCGCCACGAGCGCCAGCCGCACGACGGCCAACCGCTACGCTACGACGGCGCACACCGCCAGAACGACCACGGTTTGCAAGTCTGCCACTACCATAACCACTACCCATGCTTCACACCTCCTTTCAAATATACAAAAAGGACTATCTTTCGCAGATAATCCTTTCCGTTATATTTATTCACCAATGATTTTGCTCAAATATTCCTTTGAGCCTTTGCCGATTCGCGCAAACTTCATATCTTCGGTTTTAATCGGACGCTTGACCGCCCGCGCGAATTCCTTACCTTCGATATACTTTAGATCGGTATCGAATTCGAGGGATGCGAGAAATTCCTCTTTCTGCGCTCGGCTGGTAAAGCAGATACAACACCAATATTCAGTATCGCACATATCGCGGAATCGCTTGTTCTCAGCGCCCATGCGCTCACGGAAACTCTTTTCTACGTCTCCCAGTTCATCGAGGCACTCGCTTTCGAGCTGCTCTAATTCAATGTGATCGTCTTTTGTTTCCTTAACTTCGTCGTCGTTCCAATATCCCATTACAGTTCGCCCCTCCTGAATAACTCCAACTCTGCCAACGGGAACCATGTGATAATCTTCTCGTAGTCCCGCGGGAAATTCTCCTTGATCGGCTTCAAAAACCGATAATCAATACCATCGAACGTTCTACCGAACAGCTTGTAGTCTACCGGCAGCCGAACACCGCTTGCATCAAATTCGCGCAGCAGGTCGGCTTTTACCCAATCGAACACCGGATAGAACCGCTTTGCATTGTGGTTGATCGCTCCATGTGTTTTCATGGCGATACGCCGCATAGGGCTATCTGCCATTCTAACGCCAGTCGCAGTGTATACGCATTCCGGCAGGCGCTTGCATTCGCGGATGATCTCGCCAATTTCGGCATCGTCATATTCTTCGCCCGGCAAGTCCAGCGCCTCGATCTTGGTTACATGCTCCGGCGATTGGAAGACCAGATTTCGCAGCAGCCGGTACAGTGATCTGTGCGGCAGTCTGTAAATGTGAGTGCCGAAAAAATCCTCATAGTATGCGAGGCTGTTTTCGACGAATTCCAGACCCGGCACAGTGTAACAATAATACGGGATTACATGCTTGAAATACTTCCTCAACTGCAACCACGCTGCAATGCTGTCCTTACCTGTGGAAAATGCTAAGATCGCGGTATCGCATTCCTCTGCCATAGTACGGCAAAGGCTTTCGCCGCTGCTTGCATCTACTCTATCATACACTACGCTTTGTCCTCCTCTTTGTCTCGCTCCATCTGGCAATCAATCGCACGGGCGATAAAGCCATTCACGCTTTCTCTCCGGCCTTCCACATGGGATTTGATTTCTTCTTTCTTTCCTTTCGGCAGGGTCAAATTAACTCGGTCGTAAGCCTTGTTGATGTACTTATTGGTTGCTTTCTGCTGTGCCTTGCTGGATGGCATATAACAGCACCTCCTAACGATAGCTATTATACGCCTTATATATATTTGTGTAAATATACACAATCCACAAATATACTTGCGCAAATATAGTTATTTTGTCTATTGCTATACTTGCGCAAATATATTATACTATAGTCACAGTAAAGGGAAACACCAAACACCGAAAGGAAGTAATCAATATGTTAACTAACCGAGAAACCAACGCAGCAATCAAGCGCGAACTGAAAGCCGCAGGCTACAACACCAAGTCCTTCAAGGTATCCGTTAAGGATTGCGGATACAGCACCAGCGCACATGTTACGATCAAAGATCCGGCTGTTAAGCGCAGTGACGTTGAGAAGCTGCTCATGCACTGGGACGAGATCGACCGCGACGAGCGCACCGGTGAAATCCTCGCAGGCGGCAACTTTTATATGTTTGTCGATTATGAGTACGGCCTCTTTGATGAGGTATCCGCCAAGTACATCGACGAGGCGGAAAAGGTGCTCAGAAGTTCCGAGGACATCGTAACGGTTCGTCCTGGTCTCCTGTACTATGACTACCGCCTGCACGACAACAAAAGCCGCTGCACCGCCATTGGCGGAGCGAAAGAACTTGCTAAGTACATTTACCTGTATCAGCAGTTCGGCACGATCGGCGCTTAAACGGTTCTCGCGGGTTCACCCTTAAAGCCCGCATCCATAAATTTTAATCAGGAGGCTACACACCATGAACACCATCAAGCACACCGAGTACAAACACAACGGCCGCCGCGTTATCCTCGACACCTGCGAACTCGCGCCGGGCAAATACGAGACTATGCTCCTGTACCCCAACGGCCACGAGATCGACTGCCGCACGGCACGCACCGAGGCGGACGCAATCGCAGACTTTGACGAGCTGCTGACCGCCTACCCGGCAGACACCAAGCCCGCAGCGCCCAAGCCGCTTACCGGCAAGTACGCCAAGCTCCGCGACGATCTGCGCAAGGTGTACGAGATCGGCAAAGCCGCAGCCGCACAAGTTGAGGACGGCGGCACCTGCAATTTAGATGCGCCCTCGCTCCTGCTCCCGCGCTGGCAGTCCGCCAAGATTGAGCAGGCTTGCAATGAGGCCGGATGCGGCTGCTTTGAGTGGAAGTGCTTTAACCGGCGTTGGGTTATCTGCTTCCACATTCCCGGTCAGGCATACAAGCGCGAGACCGCTGCCGAGGTAATGACCAAGGCGCTTGCTGATATGGGCTATGATGCCCTTACCTACTGCGCTATTGACTAACCATCTTAACCACACCCGCCCCGGAGGTCACGAGGGCAGAAAGGACTTACCATGGTACGCATCACAAAAGCAGAATACGACCGCATCGGCAGCGACTACAAATCCACCTATCAGGATTACCAAGGTAATCACCCAGAATGGGTTGGACGCCGTTGTGCATTTCTTCCCGGATACGGTACTATCTTATTCATTGAGGGTGTCAGCTTCGAAATTGTTTAATCTCCCGCCCGGCTCACGCACCCGCGGCGGAAGATATAAAAAACGCTTGTCACCGCACCGAATCAGCGGTACAATATACATAACAGGAGGTAACAACAATGACCCTTACCAAAGAGCAGCGCGACCGTATCGCCGCAGTCGCGGAAGAATATGATTTTGATTACGCATGCATCGCAGTCCGCAAGCAGGAAGAGCCCTTCGCGCTCGGTGAGATCGACCACGTTTCCCACATCTGGGACAACGGCGAGGACACCGGCGAGGAACTCAACGGATTATGCGGTATCAAGGTAAACGCGCTGGATGATTCCGCGCGCTATAACGGTGACTATTTCGGTCGCCACATCGCCGTTATCGCGGGTAACTCTTACGAGTACGGCGAGGACGCAGGTGAGGTTATTATTTCCGATCCTGTTGTTATCTCCATCATCGCATAGGGAGGCAATGCCATGCCAACAAGAGCACCCAGAAAATGCATCTCCTGCGGTGGGGTTTTCCTGCCGCAGTACGATGATCAGGTAAAGTGCCCGGATTGCGCCGCAAAAAGCATTAAGTCCACCATGCGCCCGCGCACCTGCCGCCAGTGCGGCAAGGTGTTTGATGGTGGTCCGCGTGCGTGGTACTGCCCGGACTGCCGCGCCGAGCGCCAGCGCGAAGCAAACCGCCGTCAACGCGAGAAAGGCACCGTGCGCCCTCTTGGCTCCACCGACTTGTGCGAGGTATGCGGCAAGCCGTATATCGTCAAGTCAGCACGCCAGCGCTATTGTCCGGACTGCGCCGCCGAGGCGGTCAAAGCCGCCGATAACGCCCAGGGCCGCGCCTATATGGAGGACTACCGCAAGGAGCGCATCCGCCACACCGACCGATTTTGTAAGGTCTGCGGCGCTGAAATTCCGCCAGACAGCCCGGAAAAGTATTACTGTTCCGATGCCTGCCGCCAGAAAGCCAAACAGGAGAGCCAGCGCAAGACGGACAGCAAGCGCGGTATAACCGCCGCCCCGCCGAAGTTCGTTCCCTTTCCCAAGATCGTGGAAGCACATGCTGTCGGCTATGTTCTCCCGCCGCTGTTGCAAGCCGACGGACCATTTGAGATCGTAGAGCGCTATCGCAATGAGGACGGAGAAACCCGTTTCCGCGCACGCTGCAAAAAGTGTGGCCGCGTGATTGACCGCTCTCAAGTGTACTTTTACTCGTCCGAGGTAAAATCATGCGGTTGCGAAAGAAACCTGCACATAGGCGCAGGTAAAGCCATTTCGGCGGCGCACGCCAAAATACCGCACATCTGCATGATGTGCGGAGAGCATTTCACCGGCGGCGCGCGGTCTAAATACTGTCCTGCTTGCCGTAAAAAGCATGTAGCCGAGTTGAGCAGAGACTACTTCCGCCGTAAAGCCGGCTGGACCGAAGAAGAAATCCGTCTCGGCCACAGAATTAAATAGCATGACAAACCCCGCTCACCAAAGCCATAAGGTGAGCGGGGTTTCCCATTATACGACTGTTTCGGTTTTGCAGGACTCGCACCTGCTTTCAGCAACTATGCAAACCGGTATACCTCCACAGGGAGGTATGGGCGCTATCGTCGCGTCTGTACGTCGGGCTTTTACCGAGGCTTGCGCCGCTGTCCAGAACGGTTGTATGAAATCCAGAAAGGTAATAACCTCACTTTCGCAAGTTTACTTGTGTTTCCGTCCTGATGATTAGGTATGCTTACAAGAGATAAGCAGCTGGTGCTCTTTCGCGGCGTGTACTTAGCCGCCCGAAAGCGCCGTATCGGCTTTGTAACTTTGTTAGCAAACTGGTGTTTTGCTCTCGGCTCACTAAGTCCGTGTGAGTGCTTATCCAGTAGCACTCTCCCTCTCATTATGGGCTGTTCGGCGTTGCTCTCCGTCGTGTCGCAGTTGCTATCGGTCTGTAATCCGGCTGATTTCCTCGTAAGGTTACAGCGGGGAGCGACCCCGGTTGCGGCGTGCCTGCAAGCACCCGCGAAACTCTGCCGAACTGTTGCAGCAGTCCAGCATTGTTCGGAAACAGTGCTCGTCTTTCCGAGCTGTCAGAATATTATCGTCCTCGTTGGAGGCGTTGTGCTCCCTCCGCCTCATGCAGCTTCGGGAACAGATTGCCTTGCACGTCGTCCACCATGCAAGGCTTGCCAAAGTCCGCCACGTTGCCCTTGGCTAAAAAGATTCCATGCGTTACCCGTCCGGCCTCGCGCAGCCATCCGGGCATGTTTGCGGTGCCTGTCGCCCGTAGGCACCGCATTCCATTCTCATTGTAGCGTAAATGTTATTGCTCCGTCACCCTCATGCAGGCTTTGGAGCATATCGGCGTGCCGCGCAAAAGACACGCCGAAAGAATAGAAAGGATAATCAATGCCTTCGTTCCGCGAAAGGCGTTTTGCTCCTCTGCCCTCATGCAGACTTTGGAGCAGGTCAGCGGCAGGTCTCCCCACCGCTTTAAGTAGGTATTTGGGGTTAAACAGAAAGGCTTGTCACCCGTCAGCCCTCACGCAGGCTTCCGGGCGTGTGCCCGCCTTTCGGCGGGCTGAAAGCGGAGGAACGAAACTCCGTGATTCCGCCCTTTAGGGCTTTTATCACGATATCATTATACCACCATTCTTTGTAGTATTGTGTAGCCCGTTTTCCACAGCTTTATGCACAGCCTGTGCGTATATGTTCTACTGCCCGCAACGCCCGTGCGTGCATTTTTCCGCGAACGTGCACTTCGTTGTAATTCATTCTCTCGGCGGTCTCTCTCCACGTCCGACCGTTTACATAGTGCTCGATCAGCAGCGCCCGCAGCGCCGCATCCTGTACCTTAGCCGTTGTGCTGATAATCTCAGCCTTAATCAGTGCAAGCCGTTCTTGCTCTCTCTGTATCTTCTCGGACAGGGCAAGATACGCATCCGCCTTGTTTGCGGTCACGTCACCGCCGCCACCCGGCGTGTCCTTGATCGTCGCCGTTGCGCTTGTCGCCCGTGTCCACGCCCTTACTCGTGCTTCTTCCAACGCAGAGATTGATTTTTCCAGATCAATCCCTCGTCTGAGCCATTCTTTAGTCGTCGTGTGCCACTACCTCCTCCATACCATGCTGTGTATATCGCCTGCGGCGGCTGATTCTCGCCGCCTTGCGGACGCAACTTCTTCGCCATTTCCGTACCTCCAATTTTCATACCGCCGCATCTCGTCCAGATACTGCCGCATCTCCGCGCTGTACCGCTTCACTCGTCCATCCGCTCCAACATATCAAGGTACTTTCTCGCCATCGCCGCCACCTGTATAGCCTCGCAAGCCGCAGCTTCGGCGTACTGCCCAATCAGTGCCACCTGCAGCGACGTTGGGATACCGTCACGGATTCGGCGCCAGAGCTGCTCCATCGCCATCTCGATACTGTCGCATTCTTCCCGCAGTTCCTCGGATTCCTCCGTAATGATTGCCCATCCCTCGTGCTCCGAGTGGAACTGCGGAAAACGCTCATTTGCGCTTTCCAGTTCCTTTTCAACGAGCATCTTTACGTCTTCACTTACTGCATTCATTATTTTCTTCCTTTCAAACACAAATCATCGGCGGGTGCGGAATCTCCGTATCTACCGGTTTCCATAGGTGCAGGCAGTACGGATGGTTATTGATGTACTCCGACTTAGGCGGGTGGAATTGCATAACGCGCTCGTCCTCGCCGAAAAACATATCCTTAATAGCGCACATCTCGTCCCACGTCGGGCAGCACTTGCGCTGTGCAGAGCCGGGCGAAACGCTGACGTGTTCCCATCCCATGCCGTTGCTTGCGATCACCCGGAACGACTTGCCGCCGACATACACCTTGAAAACACCGTTTCCGCTGTCGCCGGTGCAGCCGTAAAACTCGCGTTCTCTGTCTTTCAGCCGGAACTTGTCCAGCTTGTGCAGGTCAATCATACAGGTTCACTCCCTCAATCTCCGCACGGATTTCCAGATCGTGCAGGTATTCGCCCATGTGACGTTTCTGCCGCTTTAACAGGTCGATGGAGCAGTTCGGCGTAAACTCGAGTACGCCCGCCTCGTACTTCGTCACAATCCGGTGCAGCTTTTCATAGCGTTCCTTGGTCTCGCGGTACTCGCGCTTCATGTGCTCCTGCCATGTGTTTGTATCGGGGTCAGGCTCGTTTGGTTCACTTCCCAGTTTCGTTTTTTCTCCAAGCGTTTTCATTAGATGCAAAGCATCGGCGCAAATCATACCGAACTCGCATCTATCCTCGTCGTTATCAAAGTCAAACAGTACCATATTACGCGACATCAATTCCGCGCATTCAATCGCTCCATCAATCGTCATTTTTCATTCTCCTTTCTCTGCGTATCTGTTTTACTGCGTCATTAGTCATGCGATGTCACCGTAACCGGAACGATCATCTCTGGCAGGAAATTCACCTCGTAGTGGAACTTGTCCACGTAAGCTCCGCTGACGTCCTCCACAACGTAGATCGTCCAGTCGTTGAGGTACACAAGGTGTTTCTTGTAAACGCCCTGCCCGGTTTCGACAGTCACCTCCAGCTCGTTCTCGCTGTTGTTCGAGATGGCGAAGTTGCCGATCAGCTCAAACACCGGCTTGTCCGTACGCGCGTTGATGACTTCCAGACGGCGCGTGACGTTGAAATTGTCCGCCTCCTTCGAGATGTTGTACGCAACGCGCTCGCTCTCCCTGCAGGCCGACAGACTACACATCATAGCACCGCAGAGCAGTGCCGCCATGATTTTCTTTTTCATTTTTGTTCCTCCATGTATTTTCTCATAATTTGAACCGCCATGCGGCAGGCTTCCTCGCACGCAGCCATCATCTTCTCGTAGCCGTCCAGCTCGCCATAGTATTTGATCTCTCCTAACGCCTCGGCCGAGGTTGCCGGGTCGAGGATGCGGATTGCTTGGTTAATCGTCATACTGTCCACCTCCATAATGTTCAACAATGTACTGGTTCGCCGTGGTTTCCGGCGCGGTTTCCCATGCAATCAAGCCGATCACGTTCGTGAGCAACATCACACCGACAAAAATCAATCCGCAGGCAGTGTATAAACCAAACACCGGTACCCCTTCGCTGTTGCATATGACACAAGCCAAGAGGATAAAAATTGATAAACCTATCGCCAGTGCGCCCAAAATTACAAGCCATTGAAACTTGACCGATTCCCGCGCAATAACCTCCTGCACCAGTGTTTCCGGTGTAACGCCCATCTGGGCGGAGATTTCAGCAATGGTCATTCTTCCACCCTCCTTATAGGTTCGTATTCTCCTAAAACATAGTCACTTGCTCGTTCTAAAAGAGCCGGATTATCTCTGAAAAATCCCAGTCCTTTGTTGCAGCTGTTGCATAACATTCCCCGAATTCTGCCGGATTGATGAGAATGGTCTATTACCAAATTCTTTTCGCTTCCGCATATCTGGCATTTTCTTATTAGTGAATCGTATTCTTCTTTGGTTATCCCGTATGCTCTTTTTGCTTTCGTAAAAGCAACCTTGTCTTTGTTTTTATTGACCCAGTTTCTGTGCTCTTCTCTGCATTTTTCGATATTATTTTTATATCTTTCAGCGCTTTGTTTTGAGCAGCACTTTTTGCACCAAGAAGTCAGCTTTCCTTTATGTCTGCCTGATTTCTGAACGTAAAATTCAGAATCCTCCAATAATTTCCCACAGCGAGGACATTTTTTCAAAGCACGTTTCCTCCCTAACAGCCCGTCCACCGGACAGCCTCAATCGCAACAGGTTTCTTGCGGTACTTCATTCCGTTACTCCCTCACATTCCGCCCCGCAGGCCGCATAGCCTGCAAGATCAATCCAACTGTCAGCCTTTCCGCCGCCTGCCGCAATACGCGCAATCTTGAGCAGCGCCATCATCATGGCAACGTCGTTCGCGTCGATATACACACCGCCCGCCTCATCCACGCACGCGCGCCTGAGGTATGTTTCCCAAAGTTCCGCGATCGTCTCAAAATTATTCTCCGGCGTGCCGTAGTCCTGCTCGCGCTGTCCGCATACGCACTTCTCCGCCGCGTGCAGGATGTCCGCACGGGTCAGTTTGCGCTTTACGTCCTCGCTGTTTTCCTCGACTACCTCGCGGATGTCGGGGGTATTGTCCGTATGACTGGCAGCGTGGCATAAAGCATAAGCATCTTCGACAGTCAAGCGGAGACCAAAGTCTATTTCTCCCTTGTCCTCGGCATCGCAAGCCATCTGTTCAATCGTGTTCAGTAGAATACTCATTTTGCGTTCGTTATTCATGATTACTCCTTTTTCGGTGCCCGGCTTGTCCTCGATCACATCATAGCCCATGAGTTTTGCGTTCAGCCGTACGCGCCCCATATCTGCGTCCTCATACGCCCATATCATACTCTGTCGCACATCGTCCGGGAATTTAAGTTCCGTCTTTTCGCCATTATGAAATATCTTGCGATCTCCGAGGAAAAATACGTCCACAGCGTCCTCGAAGCTCTCGTACACCTTCCCGTCTTTCTTAAACTTCATATTTATAAGTCTCCATTTTCAATATCATCTTTTAGTGATAGCTTACGGCCACACATAAAACAATAGTTGATTTTGCTGGGTCTACATTCAGCCATAGCAACTAATTCATAACTATTGTCATAAAAATTCCTGTGAATTATAAAGTCGCCTAAACATTTTGCGTCTGTACGGCAATAGGGACAGTTCTTTTGTTCTTCGGTCATTCTTTTTTATTCTCCAGTTTCATACGCTTAATAGCGTTTTGCACGACCGCTACAATCGAACAACACTCACCAATCGTGAGATACGGTGCGATATCTCGTACCGTTGCGATAAGGGCACGCGCCGCCACCGGTTTAATTGGCCTGTCAAATACCTCATTGTTAATTCGATCCATTGTCCGCCCTCCTGTTCCATGCTTCAGCAGCTTCTTCGTATCTATCCCTGTTGGTAACAGGTGCTATATATTCTGCTCGTGAAATTACACTGTTCTGCCGAAAATAAATTCCGCATTTTTCACAACCGACACGACATTCGATGCTGAAAATAGGCATACTCACCGCATACAGCAACTTCACTTTGCGTTCACAAGAAGTGGATGCCTCTCCTCCGCAGAACGGACAGGGTTTAAGCTCAATCATTGCTTGTCCTCCCGTTCCATGCTTCAATCACTTTTTCAACAGCACTGGTTTTGTAACATTCACTGTCCACCAAAATTTTTGAAGAAGCGTGACATTTAGTACAAAGCACTCTTACGCCGTCATTTACAAACAACCTCGCTTCTCCACCACAGAAAGGACAAGATTTAAGTTCAATCATTGTCTGCACCTTCGTCCATCTTCGCGCCGCAGTTAGGACAGAAATTATATGCGCCGTCAACTGATGGGTCAAGCGTCCACCATCCGCATATATTGCATTTTGTTCGGCTTAGCGCATTTAATGTTTCAGTTTCAAACGCCCACCGCCCATGCACCACCAGGGCCACGTCGGCATTGCGATTCACTTCAAATTCTTCGTTCAGCCACCGCCGTACATAATCCAACTTATACGAGCTGAATCCGATGTTCATTTCACCGTTTTCCCAGTACATAATGCTGTAATACGGCTTGTCCTCACTGTTATTCACGATGATTTGCGCAAAACAGGTTTTAATCTTTTCACGTTCAATGTATTCAGACATCAACTGTACCTCCGTCCATCTTTGCCCCGCAGTTGGGACAGTAGTTCGGGAGCCAATAGTTCCACTTCGTTGCGTCCAGTCCTTCCGTTGACTTCTCTCCGCACAATGAGCAAGTTTCGTCTGCGTTCCACCACCCATGCACCACCGGCACAACGTCGGCGGCAGGCGCAGCGTTAATCGCTTCTTCGATTTCTTCCCACTCGCTCTGGAACAGTTCGATAGGGGCGTTTTCTACCGCTTTAATCGCGGCCTTTTTCGTGATGTATTCAGCCATCGTTTTCCTCCTGTCTCGCAATAACCTTTACGGCGCATTCTCCGCGTTCTGTGGAATACCACGCGCAGTTCTCGTGCACACACTCGGCAGAAAATCTTTTATCCTTGTCTGCCAGCGAGAATGGGCAAATTTCCTTTGTCCTGTTTGCCCAATTACTTCGGTTTTCACTCCACATTGTTTTCCTCCCATTCCTCGCACGTCTCATCCTCCAACCGGAAATCCGCCCGAAACGCTGCACACCGGATTTTTGTAACTGTTCAGCAGCAAATCCGCTTTTTTCATCGTGTTGCGGATTAACTCATTCTCCGGTGCAGCGTTCAAAACTGCTTCGTCAGCCATTTACACCACACCCTCCAACCCAATCTGTACCGTTTCCGGTTCTTTCAGCATTTCATCTTTGGCAAGCCGGTAAAACTGCTTATCCAGTTCAAACCCATAGCTGTTTCTTCCCAGTTCCCGCGCCGCTCTCAGCGTCGAACCGCTCCCGGCGCAAGGGTCAATTACCGTGTCGCCCGGGTCTGTGAAAATCTCAATCAGCTTTTTCAGCACCTTCACCGGCTTCTGCGTCGGGTGCAGCTTGGGAATCTCTCTGCCATCGCGTTCCCAGTCGATATGGTCAAACACCATCTTGCCGCTTCCGCGAATGACCTTGCCGTCCTCGTCGTACTGCCTGCCGTTGTTAAACTTCGGCAGCTTGTCCCGGTACAGTACAACCGCAAATTCAGTTGCGCCTACAATCCGCATATTCGCTTTAAGCACCTGTGCGGAATACGGCTTCGTGAAAAACAGCGGGTAGCTGTTCTTGAACCCGTACCGCCTGCCGTACTCCATCACTGTCTGTATCTGGTCGAACGCGCAAAATACGATCATCGCCGGTGCAGCGTTGCGTTCCTTTGGTTCTTTCTTCAAAAGCCGGTTGCAGAAGTGCATATATTCGGCAATCTTGAAATAGCCGTCCGTGCGGAAAAAGCTGCTTTTCGCCTTTGCGCTTTCTCCGTTCTTGTTGTCGCCGCCGACATACCACATTGGATTGCTTCCGTATGCGTCCTCACCGATGTTATACGGAATATCCGCAATCACAAGCTGTGCTTTCGGAATCCCATAACGCTTGTAGTTCTGGAAATTATCGCAGAACAACTCGCATTTAACCTGTTTCATCCTCATCCGCTCCCAAAATCTCAACCACAATCCTCGGATTCTTCGCGTCCACCTCAAAGTGATCTTCAAACCCTCGGATATTCTTCCAACCGTCGTTCGACAGATACCGCGCTTTCACCAGCGCATCCTGAATAACCTTTCTGCCGAACGCGCAAATATTATCCTTATCCCTCCGCCGGTCTTTCTCGTACCAGCGATACACCATGTAAACCGGCTCCTGAAACTCCGCACCGCCAAGCTGTCTTGCCGCGTGCATCACAACGGTTTCGCACTTCTTCTTGAGCTGTGCGCCCAAGTACCGGTTGCGCCGTTCCGCCTCGATCAGCTCATTCAGTCCCGGTAGTGGACCTTTGATTACGAACTTCACTTCTCACCTCTCACCTCTGCTTGCTTTCACTCGTGCCGCCCACTCACTTTCCCAGTCACTGGCGGCGGGCGCACCGTTAAACATCGGCGCATCCGTTTTGGTTTTCTTCGGCTTGTCTCCGATTCTGTCCCAAATGATACCCTTCCAACCCTGCGACATGCTCAGCCGGATAACCTCGGCTACTGCCTGTTCTCCGTGCTGCTTTACGCGGTTCTCAATCATCGTGAGAAGGTTTCTGAGGCCAGTTGGCTCGTATGCATCCCTGCGCTCCTTCTTGTATCTAATCCAATCTTGAACCGCCGAACATACCGGTTCCGAGAATCGTTCTGTTAGGTCGAGTTTCTTATCGGCTTCTCGGGCTTTGGGCTTCGGTTTAGGCTTTGGCGAACATTTTGCCGGTGTCGTCACTTCGTCGCGTTCGGTGCTCTGGTACTCGTCGTACTTGCTAACCGTGATAACTGTATAGTGCCGATTGGTTTCCACCGTGATTTCGCCGGTCTTTTTCAGTTTACCGAGCGCCGTCCGTACCTGCTGCACAGACAGCCCGCTTTCCACCGCGAGTTCCGCATAACTTGTTGCAAACGCACCACGCGGTATTTCTATGCCCTGCCACTCACAATCCTTGTAATTAGCTCTCAGCAGGACGTGCAGCCATAGCTTGCAGGTGGGGAGGTCTTTGTACCATCCCCACTCCGTAAGCGCACGGTGCAGTTTTATGTGCCCGTTCATCGTCCCTCACCACCTGTTAAAACGGCGGTTCGTCATCGTCCGCCTCGTCGGTCGGAATAAAATCGCTGTTACCGCTGTTCTGTTCGCGGTTCTTCTTGGTCTCGCCGAAGCTGACTTCCTCGCAGTTCAGTTCGATTGCGGTACGGTTGTTACCGTTCTGGTCTTGCCACTTGCGGGACTGGATACGGCCAACAACGATTGCCATCATACCCTTGCTGAACCACTGCGAAACAAACTCTGCCTGCTTGCCCCATGCAACGCAGTCGATAAAGTCTGTCTGTTTCTCGCCGTTCGCGTCCTTGCGGTCACGGTCAATCGCCAGCGTGAACGAACAAACCGCCGTGCCGCTCTGCGTATGTCTCAGCTCCGGGTCGCGCGTCAGCCGACCCATTAAAATTCCCTTATTCAGCATAATTGCAAATCTCCTTCGTGATGTACGATTTCAGTTCTTCCGGCGTGTAATACACCCGAGCGCCGATACGCACGCATCGGATATAACCCGCCTTGTGGATTTCGTCCAGTGTGTCCACGCTGATGTTCAGCGCGTCCGCCGCCTCCTTACGTGTCAGCAACAGCTTTTCCATTTATCGTCCCGTCCCTTTCGTATACTTCTGGTTTTCCTCACTCCACAGCGGATAAATGCTCTGCAGGTACTCCCGCATTTCCCGCTTGATTTCCTTGCCGTCGCCCTGGTCCATTTCCCGGTGACACTCCGGGCACAGCATCACAAGGTTTGTCGTGATACCCATGCCGCCGCGTGCTCTCGATACAAAATGGCACGCTTGCAGCACACCGCCTTTCCCGCAGTGGCGGCAAATGCCGCCGTCCCTCTCCCAGCATTCGCGCCATACCGCCGGACTGATGCCGGTAAACTTGGTCTGCCGTCTCATTCTTCCATGTCCTTTCTCGCCGCGCGTTCCAGTCTGCGCTTTGCCGTCCGGCGATTTGCTTTTTTCATCTTTGCCCAACCTCTGTGGTTATAAGCCCAGCACTCGTATTTGTGCGAAAATTCGCCGGGGTTTCTTGCAAATCTCTTGTAGTTTCTCCACTTCATACCCCGCGTTCCTCCGGCTTCCATTTACTCAGCCAGCCGATTACCGTACTCTCCGGTTCGGTCTCAACGCCCTGCTCCTTGCAGTCCTGCACGATCAGGTTGATAAGCCGTCCCATCTGCAACGTGTTGTAGGTGGATGAGCCATAGTAGCAAAGCAGATAGCCACCATTGCAATCCTGCGTCACCCATCCGAGACCTTGCTTGCCCCACAAGTCAGCGATAAAGTCTCTCTGCTGACCGTTGACATACGGCACAAGCCTGTAATTCTCGCCAATTTCGGGGATGTACTGCCGATAGACTTCCTCCCTCTTGATTCCCAGCTTCGCAGCCAGTTTTGACATGCAAGTCCACGCATAGGCATTTGCCCGCCCGGAACGCTTGTCGTACTTCTTCTTCACCTCGGCGGTATAGGTCTTGCCCTCTTTGAGCTGTTCGCACTCCACCCGCGCCATCGGCGCATTCTTGATGTGCAGGCAAAGCCAGTTTCCGAGATCGTTATGCACTACCTGTGCATGATCAAACTCATGCGTCATGGCTCATAGCCTCCAGCACTTTGAGTTTCTCGCCCAGTTCGATCAGCGCAGCGTTCATCTTCACAATATCGCCGGAATCTTTCTTGTATTCCTCGTTCCATGCCCGCTGTGCTGCTTCCTTGTCTCCGCCACATACCTTGATTAACAGCCGCTTGACTTCATTCGCCTTTGCCTTAACAGCTGTTACAGCCGGATTCTCCGCAGGCTCATTCTTCGGTACTACCTCGTGTACTTCTGCGTCAGGGTCTTTCATTTCCTCGGTGGGGATGCAGAACACCTGAAAGCAAGCATACTTAAATGCAATGCTCATGGCCTTATTGGTTGCCTTGTCGCCGCTGTCCATGCCCTCGCCGACGACCACGCACTGTACACTGCTGCCGTCCTTGGCGTAAAACGTGTACCGCACCGTGCAGACCGAGTAAATCAGATTGCCCTTGTTCTTGGTCTGCCGCTCCTCGCGCTTCTGGTCGATGATCTCCGGCACAACAAACAATCCGTGCTGCACCATAACCGGCTGCAAAGCGTTCATAACGTCGTCAACACCGCGATACTTAAACCCCTGCTGTGTGTTACGCTTTTCTTTTCCGATTACGCCAATATCGGACATAACGCCGATAATCGCCTGATAGATTTCCGCCATATCACTTCACCTGCAAATTCATGTTTTCTACCAGCTCCGCGCCCGGTACGGCCTCGCCGGATTTCAGCAGCTTGCCGATTGCCGTCTTGTCTGGCTTGCGGTCGATAACCACCTTGCACAGATCGTCCGGCACCATTACGTCGCTCGTAATGTTCACCTGCATACTCTTGCGGAACGACAGCGCAGCCTTCGACGTGCTGATCTTGTCTTTGCCTACAGCAAGCATGCTGTCCGCAAGGTGCTGCTTCATGTACTCCATCCGCTTCTTGGTCGCATCCTCTCGCGCCTTGAGATTGTCCCGCTCGTTTTTAAGCGCCTTAACCTCTGCATCAAGGTTCTTGATGGTGACGGCATACGCCTCGGCCTTGTCCTCAAACGCCGCATCCAGACCGTCTACAGCCTCAAAGCCGCTGACCTCGCCGGTCTCCGGGTCTACCGTGATAGCCTGCATTGCAGTCGCAAATTCCTGCGTCAATTCGTATAAATTCATGGTTCGTCCTCCTGTTCAAAGTCCTGCACAGCAATCCGTAAATCAAGCAAGAAGTTCTTAATCTCGATGCTGAATAGGTGTTTATAATTCTCCAGATACAGGCCAATAGCTGTTTCCGCCTCGCGCATATCCTGCAACCGGTTAAGTCGCTCCTGATCTGCCCTCTCCGGCGGCTCTAACGCCCGCTCAGGGCATCCGGTAATAGTATCACGCATTGCGCAGTGCCTCCAACACTTCTTCGACGCTTACGCGCTCCGGTAAATCGCCCTGCCACTTATACCAACTGTCGTCTCCGGAGATTGGCGTGTAATGAGCTTTTACGCCGTCAGGCTTTCCACCCTTCATTTTGAAAATCCATACTCCGGAAGTGCAACCCAAACTGGATACATTCACCTCTACGCCGCTCTCCGGTTCTTTTTCGAGAACCAAATCCATCAGCTTGCGAAACAGCTTCTTGTCTTTCATTATTCATCCACCTCTATAATCGCGCCGTTTTTCAGCATATAAAACGTATCCGCTTTGATGGTTTCTCCATCTACGCAAACAGCCTGAACGCCTAAAATGTGCATTTTTTCATCACGCTCCGTGAGCACCAGCCAACAGCCGACAGCGCCTTTCGCTTTGCTGCCATACCCGGTAACGACCGCAATGCTTTCCGCTCCTCCAACCGTGGCGGCACTCCGGTTGCCCGTATTTGTGGCGGCGCTCTGGTTGCCCGTGTTCGTGGCGGCGCTCCAGTCGCCCGTATTCGTGGCGGCGCTCCGGTAGCCCGTATTCGTGGCGGCACTCCGGTTGCCCGTATTTGTGGCGGCGCTCTGGTTGCCCGTGTTC